GGCACCCCCCGGGGGGGGGGGGGGGTGGGTCGAACGCGAGACTAGTGGCGGACTGTCTAGGGAGCTCACACCACTAACGAAAAATTTCAAATTTGCAAAATCAAATTACAAAAACGATTTTAAGGCACCTTAGAAACGAAATATCGGTAGTTAGGGTATCGGGGTAGCCAACCGACCCCTCGATGCGCTGTAGTCCCCGTTTCCGCTCGATTAAACAGTATATTCCCATTTCATCCCACCCCAATCTGCGGAGTTCAGGCCGAATGGGGACTAAAACATTAGCTAATGTTTTAGATGTTGAGGTTTGTATATATAATATATAACTAATAAACATTATCTAAATCATTGACCTCACTATTGTCTAAAACATTAACTGTGTCTCCCCATCCTTATCCCCCCTTACCCCCCTTTTCCTTCCCCCATGACGACTAATGTCGCCTTAGCGACGATTTTGCTTGACTTTTTAGTTGAAATTTGGTATAATGTGTGTATAGGCCCTCGGGAACCGACTATGACACGACATTCATCAGGACAAACTCCCGCTGCCCGAGCAAAGACTCAGGCTAAATATAATTCCAAGCCAGAACAAATCCGAGAACGCTCTAACAGGAACAAAGCCCGGGCGAAACTCATCAAGGCTGGCAAGGTCCGCAAGGGTGATGGCAAGGATGTCGCCCATGCCAACAACAATACCTACGACAACAACATGCTCAACCTCCTAGTTCAACCCCCGAGGGTTAACAGGAGCTTCAAACGCAACGCAAAAGGCGGACACAAACTATGAATCTATTAACTGGTATCGCAATCGCCGTTGGTGTCGTCGTAGTTCTCGTCATCGTCGCGGCTGTTGTCTTTTTTGCCGCTATGGCCAATGGGCAGATGTTTCCGTAATGGGCAAAGCTAAGTATCCCCACAATTCAAAACGACCTATTCGGGGGTCGATGGCTGCCGCCATTGAGGATAATGACCTCGATGCCGTCATTCTCGGGCTGACCGTCCGTCAACGTCGCTTTGCCGAAGAGTATATCATCGATTTCAACGGTGCCGCTGCTACCGTCAGGGCCGGTTATGCCCCTCACTATGCCGATCGACAGGCCCATCTCCTTCTGAAACATGCCGGAGTCGCCTTCTACATCGATCATCTCACTCGAACCAAAGAGAACAAGATAGTCTCTGTCAACCCCGAGTATGTCATTCAGGGTATCATCGCCATCCTCAATAAGGAAGCCGCCCGTGACGGAGACAAACTCCGTGGGTATGAGCTCCTAGCCCGTCACCTCGGTATGCTCACCGATAAGCATGAGCTCACCGGCAAGGATGGCGGAGCACTCGCTGTAGAACAGCGTCGTGTCGAGGAAGAGGCTTCTTCGTTTACGAACTTACTCATAGCCCTAGCCGAGCGTCAGGCCAGAGAGAAGAAAGAAGTCAGTCTTGTCGACTAACATCTCGCCTGCCCAAATACTCGCTGCGATGTCTCCCGAAGAGCGGGAGGAATACCTAAACTCCCTTTCCCCGGCGGCCATCGCCGCCCTGAAATATAACTGGGAGTTCTGGGCCCGTCCCAATCAGCTTGAGCCTCTGGGCGATTGGACGACGTGGCTGATCCTTGCCGGACGTGGTTTCGGTAAGACGCGGACCGGGGCGGAGACCATCCGCAAGTGGGTCTGTGGTGATACGCCCCTCTCTCCGGGCCGTTGCCATAAGATCGCACTCGTGGCTGAGACCGCCCCGGACGCGAGAGACGTCATGGTCGAAGGCCCTGCGGGCCTCCTCGCCTGTCACCCGAAGGATTTCCGTCCGACTTACTTCCCATCGAAGCGGTCGGTCGAGTGGCCTAACGGTGCACAGGCTATTCTATTCAACGCCGTCGAGCCGGATCAGCTCCGTGGTCCTCAGTTCGATGCAGCATGGTGCGACGAGTTAGCGAAGTGGCGGTATGCCGCAGAGACTTGGGATCAGCTTCAGTTTGGTCTCCGTCTCGGTGAACATCCCCGCCAGATCGTCACTACGACTCCTCGCCCTATTCCTGTTGTCAGGAAGCTAATCAACGACAAAGATACCGTCGTCACCCGTGGTAGGACCTTCGATAACGCGAGCAACCTCGCGGCTCCCTTCCTAAAGCAAGTCGAGGAACGCTACGGCGGGACTCGTCTAGGACGGCAGGAGCTCGAAGGCGAAGTCCTCGACGACATGCCCGGAGCTCTGTGGACAAGGGACATCATCGATGCTGCTAGGAAGCCGACAGCTCCGGAACTCGAACGCATCGTCGTCGCGGTCGATCCCGCTGCAACCTCCGGTGAGGAAGCCGACGAGACCGGTATCGTCGCTGTTGGTATTGCCCGCGATCCTGACGGCAATCAGCGGGGCTACGTTCTTGCTGATCGTTCTCTTAGGGGAACTCCGGACGAGTGGGCCGCTGCTGCTGTCCGCCTTTACCATGAACTAGATGCCGATCGAATTGTCGCTGAGAAAAACCAAGGTGGAGAAATGGTCGAGGCTGTCCTACGGTCTAAGGACAGAAGCGTTCCAGTTACTCTTGTTACCGCTACGCGTGGTAAGGTTGTTCGTGCGGAGCCTATTTCTGCTCTTTACGAACAGGGACGTGTCCATCACGTCGGTCGTTTCGACAAGCTTGAAGACCAGATGTGTCTATTCACCCGAGATGTCGACCGCTCAGAAGGTAATTCCCCGGATAGAGTTGATGCCCTAGTCTGGGCTTTGGCCTCTCTCTTTCAACGCATTACTGCCCGTCGTCGTCGTCCCGATGCCGATGCTGGCTACAAACTCAAGGACATCACCGGATTAGAGACTAAGAAGAATGTCTACGCCGGAGAGGCCGATACAACTTGGATGGCAGGATAATGGACGAAGCCAAATTAGCAACAAGTCTACAGCTTCCTGACGAAGAAGTCAAAGAGCCTAAGAAGAACTATGTCCCTGAGGGTTTTGAGACTGCCGAAGATTATCTAAAAGACCTCCGTGATACCTACGCCCTCGATCTACAGGCCGATGAAGATAACCGTCGTGCCGCCGTAGAAGATAAGAGGTTCGTCGCTGGCGAACAGTGGGACCCTCTCGTTCTCCAACAGCGAGCCGGTCTCCCGTGCCTCGTCATCAATTCCATTCCCCAGTTTACGGCACAGCTAGTCGGTGACTGGCGGATGAACAAAGCCGCTGTGAAGGTCCTTCCTTCGACGAATGGCGACAAGAACGTCGCCGATGTCCGTGCCGATCTCATTCGCTCCATCGAGACCCGTAACCGTTCTACCCGTGTCTATGACTCTGCCTTCGAGTCGATGATCCAGTGTGGCGACGGTGCCTTCCGTATCGGTGTCCAGTATGCCGGTGATGACGTATTCGATCAGGATATCGTCCTCAATTCCGTCGATGACGCCCTTTCGGTTGTCTGGGATCGTCTTTCGATTGATCCGACTGGCCGCGATGCCAATCACTGCTTCGTCGATGACCTCCTCCCTGAGAAGGAATTCAAGAGCAACTGGCCCGGTGCCGATCCGTCGTTTCTCAATAACAAAGAGAAGCGAGTGATGTCCGCCGAGGGTTGGTATGACAACGGAACCGTCCGTGTCACCGAGCATTGGAGGATCATCGAGCGCAAGCGTCTCTTGACGATGTTCGAGGACGGGACTGTCTATCCGATGCTCGCGGAGACTACTCCCGAGAAGATGGATGGTTACATAGAGGCTCACGGGCAAGTAAAGAAGCAGAGAATTGCTCCCTGCCGTTACGCCCAGATGCATCTCGTTACTGGCTTCAAAATTCTCACTGGCCCGTATGAGTGGAGACTCAACCGTCTTCCCGTCATCCGTATGGCTGGTAGGCACGTCGTCATCAATGACAAGCGTGTCCGTTACGGGCTTGTCCGGTTCATGAAGGACTCCGCCCGCCTCCGTAACTTCTGGCGTTCGGTCGCCGCCGAGCAGTTGGGTTATGCCCCGAAGGCTCAGTGGATGGCCACCGAGAGTGCCGTCGAAGGACGCGAGGACGCCTTCCGTAAGGCCCACATGAGCCGTGATCCTCTGCTCATTATCAATGACGATGCCGTCATCGACCAGAATATCAAGCGTATCGATCCTCCGCAGATGCAAATGGCCTTGCTCAACGAGGCCCAAGTCAATACGCAAGACATGAAGGATGTCACGGGTATCCATGACGCCTCGCTTGGTATCAAGTCCAACGAGACCTCAGGTAAGGCCATTAACGCCCGTCAGCGTGAAGGCGACATCGCCTCACTGACCTACTACGACAACGGTAACGCAGCCATTCTCGAAGCCGGTGATGTAATCAATCAGCTCATTGGTCAAATCTACGACGGGACTCGGACGATCCGGGTTATCGGCGAAGACGAAGCCGCCAAGATGGTGACTATCAACGATCCTATGGACCCCGATAGTCCGAACCTCGCCGTCGGGACCTATGACGTCGCCATTGCCACCGGAGCGAGCTACACGACCCGTCGTGTCGAGGCTGCCGAGGCGATGATGGATGCCGTCCAAGTCTACCCCGAGATGATGCAAGTCGCAGGCGATCTCGTGGCGAAAGCTCAGGATTGGCCGGGTGCCGAAGAATTAGCAGAGCGTCTGAAGAAGACCATTCCTCCTCAGCTTCTTTCCGATAAGGACAAGAAGGAAATGGGAGATCAGGGCCCGAATGTCCAAGCTATGATAGCTCAGGGCGCTCAGATGCAGGAACAAATCCAGCAGGGTATGCAGAGGTTGCAGGAGCTTGAGAAGGAAAATCTCCTACTCAAGACAAAGCACGATACCGAAACCATGAAACTAGAGATCGAACGGTTCAAAGCCGAGACCGACCGTCTAGTTGCCTATGCCGATATTGCCAAGACTGATGAAGAGTTCAACCTAAAGAACCTCGAACATCAGGCTCATGTCGTGTTCACGACTGAAGAACTTGAACAAGCTTCTAATGCTCAGGACCATGAAGAAGAAATGGCTGAGCAGGCGAATTCGGGCGAGAAGGACTCAACCCAACCTTCCGATTAACCCGCAACTGGGAACGTTCTGAAAGGGACGCAATGACTGACGACAACAGTGATAATGTCGATATTGCAGAAGACCTCGATGCTTTCGAGAAGGAGTTCTTCACCAAGCCCTCTGCCAAGGTAGAGGATGAAGAAGTCGAAGTCAAGGCTGAAGATGATAAGTCCGAAGACGAAGACGAGACGGGTGAAGACGACGACACGAAGGCAGAAGGTGATGCTGATCTCGGGGAAGACGAAAACGATCCCCCCGCGTCTGAGGATGATGACGAAGATGAAGTAGAGGAGGAAACTCCTCCTGCTAAGAAGAAACGTCATTCGGCTCAGGAAAGGATCAACGAGCTTACAGCTAAGGCCAGAGAAGCCGAACGAGAGGCCAACGCCCTTCGTCAGCGTCTTGAAACCCTAGAAGCTTCTGTCCAGAAGAAAGAACCTAAGTCTGAGGAAACCCCTCTTCGTGAAATGCTATCTGCCGATGCTCCTAATCCCGACAAGCTCGGTGAGGATGGAGAACCTATCTACCCCTTGGGTGAGTTTGACCCTGTTTACATCCGCGACCTAACTAGGTTTACGATCGATCAGGAGACCAAGCGAGCCCGTGAGGAAGCCAAGGTCGAAGAGCAGAAAGAGCGTGACGCGCAAATCCAAAAGCAAATTGCCGATACTTGGATTGAGAAAGTAGACGAAGCCGAGAAGGAAATTCCTGATCTTCGCGAGAAGATGAAGGACCTCACGGAGACGTTCGCCGACCTCGATCCGGGTTACGGCCAATACCTAGCTTCGACGATTATGATCTCGGAGCTTGGCCCTCAGATTATGAACTATCTCTCTGAGAATATCGGCGAGGCCCAGAAAATCGTTGCCTCTGGTCCTGCTGCCGCAACACTTGCGATCGGTCGCTTAGAGGCGAAGCTTGAGAAAGCTCCGTCTTCGATCGAGCAGGCTGAGCCAAAGCGCAACAAGAAGGTATCGGAAGCCCCGCAGCCGCCTGAAAGCCGGACTCGTGGTAATGGCAGTAAGTTCACTGTCTCCGCTGATACCGATGATTTGGATGCCTTCGAGAGAGTGTTTTTCAGTAAGTAATTACGAAGACTTCTCCGCGAAGGCTCTTAGCTAAAAGGAAAGCTAAAGCTAATGGCTACTATTACTGTTGACCAACAGAAGTTGGTTCTTAATGCCTTCGCGGCTATCTTTCAGAATAATCTGCTTGCCAAGGACGTAGTTTCTTGGAACCAGTATAATTCCGAGATGGACGATCGAAATGGTCTGAAGGTTTCAGAGCAGGTCGGTCCCCGCTATAACGTCACCCGAACGACCTCGGGTGTCAATGACTTGTCTAGTGGTGTTCAGGACAGCGTGTTCGGTTCCGAGCAGTTCGTTGTTCAGGACGTCTTCGGTTCTTCGATGGGTTGGGGCGATTTCGTCAAAATCCGCGATATCGGTGCGGCCCGTGAGAGCGTTGCTATTAAGAACGCCGCCACGAACCTCGCCGAGCAGATCGATGCCTATGTCCTCGCGACGGCGGTAAAGGCTGCGAACAACGAAGTCGGCACGGCTGGCAACAACGTCGCTACTTATGCCGATGTTGCTACGGCGTATACGCGCCTGAAGAAGGAAGGTGTCGATGACTCCGACCTCCGAATGGTGTTGACCTACGACGACCGTCAGGCCCTCTCGACCACCATCGTTGCCTATACGGCTACGGATAATCTCTCGACTTCTAACTTCCGCAAGGGGTTCGAGGGCGAGATCAACGGCATTCCGACGATGTTCACCCAACAGTTGGGTAACATCACTCCGGGGACTCGCACCAACGGTGCTTGTGCCGCCGGTCAGAATGTCAACTACTCGGCTGTTGCCGTGTCGGGTGCGCCCGGTCAGTATCTCACTCAGACCCTCAACCTGACGGGTCTCGGTGCGGCTGGCACGATCAAGGATGGTGAAATCTTTACCATCGCGGGTTGCTTCGCATATGACAACCGTTTGCAGGCGGCCCATCTCCATCTGCAACAGTTCCGTGTGGTTGGTGATGCCACTGCCGACGGTGCGGGTGCGGCTACTGTCCGCGTTTTCCCGGCGTTGGTTATCCCGAACGGTGGTGCCAATACCGCCCATGCTACGGTTGCCTCGGCTCCTGCCGGTGCGGTGACGTTCCGTGGGACGGCGAGCACAGCTTACAAGCCTCGTGCGATCATCCAGAAGCAGGCCATCGTCTGCAACACGGCTGATCTTATTATGCCCGCCACCGGCACTGCGATGCGTAAGGGGCTGACGCAAGTCCCCCTGAGCGTCCGCATGTGGCAGGACAGCACGTTCGCCACTGGCGAGCATCGTGTCCGCTTCGATGTAGCGATGACGGCTAACGTCCGTGATCGTCGTCGGATTGTCCGCCTCAACGGTGCGTAATCTACTGGGGAGGGGTCTTTGGTCTGCTACCGCAGACAGAGGGCTCCTCCCCTTTACCTTGAAAGGTTTTTGAATGGCTAACGCACTTTATCCCAAGTGGAAAGAGGCTCTTCTCAATTCGGCCTCTAACTCCAACGTAGATACTAATACTTCTACCGATGGGGTCTATGCGGCTCTCGTCGATACCGGGACGTATACTTATAGCTCGTCTCACCAGTTCTATTCAAGCCTCTCGGGTGTCGTGGGAACGGATCAACGCATCTCGACTCCTACGATTGTGAATGGTTTGTTTGACGGAGACGATCTCACTTATACTGCTGTGACTGGTGCCTCGGTCGAGGCCATCGTCCTCTACCGTAAAAACTCCGGTGCGAATACGACTTGGCGACTTATTGCCTACATCGATACCTCGGTGACTGGCCTGCCTGTTACGCCGAATGGCGGTAACATCACGATTACTTGGAACGCTTCTGGCATCTTCCAACTCTAAGGCTAAACCATGACTACCGTCACTGTCACTACTACTGGCGCTGGTAGCTTCACCATTCCTGCTGGCGTTACTTCGATTTTAGTCGAAGGTTGGAGTGCCGGTGGCGGTTCAGGGAACTTACAGACAACTAATGAGCCGGGCGGAGGCGGTGGCGCTTATGCCTCTGCAACTTTCAGTGTAACAGCAGGCGATCAAATATTCTGGGTGGTTGGTGCTGGATCGAATGGTGCTGACGGAGGCGACACTTGGTTTGAAAAGAATGTAAATTCAAATGTCAATGCTTGGGTCATAACCGGAGGCAAAGCGCCCATTTCTGCCAATCCGTCTGGTGGCGGTGGTGCAGGTGCAGTCACCAACGGGACACAAGGGACATTAGTCAATTCGTTTGCCGGTGGTCTTGGTGCAGCGCAACAGGGTGGTGGCGGATCACGCGGCGGTGGCGGCGGCGGCGGCGGAGCCAGTTCTGGTGGCGCAGGCTTCGTTGGAGGTGTCGGCTCTGGCGGAACGGGCGGCATCGGTGGCGCAAGCGGAACAGGCGGTGCAGGTGGCGTTGCTCAGAACACAGCCGGTAATAGCAATGTCGAAGGCGGCGGCGGCGGTGGCGGTGGCAACGGTGGTGCTTCTACCAATGGCGCTGGCGGTGCTCCCGGCGGAGGAGCCGGTGGTGCAGGCAGTTCAAGCACAGGAACCCAAATCGGCGGACGCGGACAACTCAGATACACCTATACCGCTAATACTCCTACTTTGATTTTCAATCCAACGCAAGCGGTGCTTGCTCCGCATTTAGCGAGGTAATAACATGGCAAGAATTTATACCGCTCAGTTTAATGGGGTGGCCGTTACGGCTCAGCAGGACCTCTTTGAGCTTGTTGCCGGAACCAATACCCCCATTGTCATTCATGAGCTATTTCTATCGCAGTCTACCGAAATTGGTGATGCTCAGGAAGAAGGGTTATCAATCCTAATCAAACAGGGCTCGACGACTACGGGTTCTGGCGGCTCTGCCCCTACTAAGGTTCCGCGAGATGTCGATGACGCGGCCTCAGCCGCGACTGTCGCTGCCAATAACACGACCAAGGCAACTGCCGGAACGATTGTAACTCATCAGGCTGTCGCTTGGAACGTCCGCGTTCCTCTTCAAATCCTGTTCACTCCTGAGTTGCGTCCATATGTAAAAGGCGGTCGGCGTCTGACGGTCGAACTCGGAACGACTCCTGCCGATAGTATCACCTTGAATGGGTATATTACTTGGTCTGAAGGTTAATTTCTAGATGTCTTACGGGGTTTTTCGTCCTTACTATGTAATAAGGCCCCCCGTGCAAGCATTGGGGTTGGGCACCCTTAGCTTTACGACTTTACAGAACCTCAATGCCTCGCTATTCACTAATGGCAATTCATTCTTCTCGCCCACCGTTACCCCGGGTGCCGTTAACCTAACCCCGAGCCTGTTCACTAACAGTAACTCGTTTTTCAACGCGACTGTCCTGTCGGTATATGGACTCACCCCGAGCCTTTATACTAACGCTCAAGTCTTCTACAGTCCGGTTGTCACTCCGGGTGCTGTCAATCTAGCGCCCAGTCTATATACGAATGCGAACTCGTTCTTCTCGGCTACGGTAACGCCGGGAGCTGTTAACCTCGCTCCGTCGATATTCACCAACGCCCAGACCTTTTACAGTCCGACTGTATCATCTGTATATGGATTGCTGCCGGGGCTATTTACCAATAGCCAGACTTTCTACAGTCCGACTATCTCGACTGGGGCTCTCAATCTTGCCCCGTCGTTGTTCACGAATAGTAATTCGTTCTTCAATGCGACTGTCACTCCGGGTGCCGTTAATCTCACTCCGGCATTATTCACGAATACGAATGACTTCCTAGAGGTCTCTGGTCCCAATCTAATCTCGAACGGGACATTCGACACTAATACCACTGGCTGGACCCCCGGTGGAGCTAATACCCTCGCTGTCAATAGCGCCCATCTCCGTGTCCAGAATAACAACGGTGTCACGGGCTCCTACGGTTACCAGTCGTTCACGACTACCGCAGGCAGCACCTACCGAGTAACTGCTGATTTCATCGGTGGCTCGCCGGGCGGCGTTAACTACGGTGTAAATCTAGGAACTTCGGCGGGCAATGGCGGACCCGATCAGATTGCCAGCGGCAATTCCATCGGACCGATCTCTGCCGATATCCCCGTTACCGGAACTACTACTTACCTTTCGTTGGGCATCAATGCCTTCTACTCGGCGGGTGACTATGTAGACTTCGATAACGTCGTCGTTAAGCTAGCGACCCCGCATACTATTACTCAAGGTGGAATTACCCTAAACCCGGGGTTATTCACTAACACCCAGACGTTCTATGCTGCTACCGTTGGACGAGGGGCTGTCAACCTAACCCCAAGCCTATACACTAATGCAAATTCGTTCTTTACACCGGTAGTAACTCCGGGTGTTGTCAATCTAACTCCTAGCCTGTTCACTAACAGCAACTCGTTCTTTAGTGCATCCGTCGGTAAAGGTCTTCTGCCTTCATTATATACGAATGCAAATTCGTTCTTTACCCCGGCTGTTAGCTTCCCGCCTTCTAATGTAACGCTGCTTCCGGCTAGGTATGCCAATGACAACCAGTTCTTCTCTGCCGAGATCATCAACCGTGGTGTCACTCGAATAGGCAGAGCACTCGGACAACCTATGCTACCACGCAATCGCCCTAGATTGTTCAGGAGATAACATGGCTAACAAACAACTAATGCTCCCGGCCAATAGGGCATTTAATTCTGATGGACTGCCTATGGCCGGAGCCGTAGTATCCCTGTTCACTACGGGGACGCTAACTCCGGCCAATTTTTATAGCGACAGTGGTCTGGTGACGTCACTGGGCTCGACTTTGACTGCCAACGGCGCTGGTCGTCTCGCTACGACTGCTTACCAGAATGAAACGACTGCCTTTCGCCTTCAAGTCCATGATGCCGACGGGGCTCTGATAGATGATATCGACCCATTCTACTTCGGCTATCTCCAAGGGGCAACTGGCCCTGCTGGTCCGAATGCCACGATTATCACGATTGGCAGTGTCACGACTGTCGCCGCTGGTGGTAGCGCGACTGCCGCCGTCAATAGCCTCGGCGGAGGCGTCTACAGCCTTGACCTCGGCATCCCTCGTGGTGCCAATGGTGGTGCACTATCTAATGGTGACTATGGAGATATCACTGTATCTAGTGGTGGTGCTACGCTAACCATTGATAACGATGTCGTGACTTACGCCAAGATGCAGAATGTATCTGCGACTTCTCGTATTATGGGTCGTATCTCGGCTAGTGCCGGAGACATGGAAGAGCTCACTGCGGCCAATGTCGCGACCATCTTAGATGCTTCTAGTATCTATGTCCGGCAGAATGCAACGCTTCTCCGCTCTATTCCGATTATGGCTCCGGCTATGATTGCCCGGACGACTAACGGGGCTGCGACGGGGACGACCGAGACCGCGACTAACAAGATCATGGTATCTACCTATGACTTCGATGCCAGCACGAATGAATATACCCAGTTCTCCATCGCGATGCCTAAGTCGTGGGATGAAGGAACGGTCACTGCCCAGTTCATCTGGACTGCGACTAATACCGGTGACGTTGTGTGGCAGATGTCGGGCGTCGGTATCTCTGACGGCGATGTCCTTGATGCGGCCTTCGGGGCTGCCGTCTCTGTGACTGACTCCGTAGTTGCCGCTAATGACGTAATGATCTCTGCCGTGTCGTCTGCCATGACCATTGGCGGAAGCCCCGCCGAAGGAGATATCGTCGTATTCCAAGTCAATAGGAATGCCGCCAGCGGTTCGGATACTTGTGCCGTAGATGCCAAGCTAATTGGTGTCCGACTGGCCTTCTCGACCAATGCGAAAGACGACACCTAATGCATCCGACATTCTGGGCAGTCCTTGAGGGCAGGCGGAGTTCGACGGTTGCGGCAGTGGTTTATCTATCGAATGCCGCCTATAGCACTACTGTCACCGACCCGACTGACGCGACTACGACTATTTCATTCACGAATACCAGAGATTTGAGCCTCGGGGCTGATGAAGCGCCTATAGACCCGTTTTGGCTGTCTGCCGGTTCGGCGAGTGACTACGACATTCGAGTGACGCCACTGACTGGGACATTCAGCTCTGGTTCGGCTTCTACCGGGACTTGGCTCAATCTCGGAACTACTCGCAGTTGGAATGTCGCCAAGCTAGTAGTCGGCAGTAAGACTTGCACCGCGACTTATGAAATTCGTATGGCGGCATCGCCGTTCACCGTGCTAGGCACGGCCACTATTAGCATTACTGCCACTGTCGAAGACAGCGGTGGTGGCGGCGGAGGGATCACCCCATAATGACGACCATTCGACAACTCATTATTGATGCCTTCCGCGAGAGCGGAATTCTGGCCGTTGGCGTCTCCCCTGATGCTGAAGAGCATGAAGAGGGCCTGCGGCAGATGCACAGGCTCCTCCGTGGTATCGTTGGCAATGAACTAGGCGAGCCTCTACAGACTATCAATTTCGGGACTTACGGATTAGTAAATTCTTTCGCCACTGGCGAAGATCAATCGACTGATATCGAGAGTATTTACATCCCGTCGAATTACCGTATCGTCTTCAACAATGCCACCGGAACTACCCTGTATCTCCATCCCAATCCTGCGGATGGAGCTCGTCTAGGTATCCTCGATAACAGCGGTAACTTCGCCACCGTTAATATCGGTCTCAATGGCAATGGGCGTAAGATCGAGAACGCCAATTCAATCATCTTGAATACCAATGGACTCAACCGTGAATGGTTCTATCGAGCTGACCTCGGCGGCTGGACTAGGCTGACAGACCCCGATGCCGATGAAGAGAGTCCGTTTCCGATGGAGTTTGACGACTTCCTGACGACACTTCTAGCTTTCCGTCTGAACCCCCGTTACGGTGCCGCCGACTCGAACAACCAAGACGTCACTCTCGGTATGCTCCGAAAGAGGTTCGCCGCTAGATATCGCCAGTCCAAGGAAATGCCGACTGAAGACGCTCTGCTGTTTCTTCCCTCGACCCCCCGATGGGCCCTTCCTAATTTCGACTTTGACAGAGGCTAATAGTGCCTGACATCTTTTACGGCATGACCGACTATAACAGAGAGCGTGGTAACTTCCCCGCTACCCCTGTCATAAATATGGTCGTAGAAGCCGTTCCTGTCGAAAACAAACCAGCCCTTCAGTCGCGTCTCGGTTTGAAGAATTCCGCTATCACAATGGGAGCAGGCCCGGTTAAAGCCCTCTTCCACAATGACGGCGTTCTCGCTGGAAATACCTATGGTATCTCTAACACCTCCCTATACAAAGAGGGAACCCTTGTAGGAGCTATTGATGGGACAGGACCCGCTAGGATAGACGGCTATGAGTCGTTCTTGTTTGCAACCGCAGGAACTCGTCTGTGGGGCTATAACGGCGTCACTCTGGCTTCGGTGACTACCCCGGATAACTTCGAGGTTCTCTCTCTCTGCGTAGGGGCTTCCCGTCTCGTTGTCATTGAGAAGAATAGCGGGCGTTTCTGGTGGACTGGTGCCCTGACTGCCTCCATTGATGCTATTTCATTCGCCACTGCCGAGAACTCGCCAGACAGGCTGAAAGAGTGCATGTATGTCGGCGATGTCCTCATTCTCTTCGGCTCGAAAACCGTAGAATTCTGGCCTGTGACGCAGGACGGCGACTCTCCGTTCTCCCCGCTGGCGGGACGGACCTTCTCTGTTGGTATCAAGGACACCGGCTGTGCGACACAGATATCATCGACCTTCGCTTGGATTACTAACTACAACCAAGTTTGCATCGCCGATCCCGAGAACATCGTCAGTTATCCCGACCTAGAGGCCAAGATCGAAGCCGCTAGCACATACCGTCTCTGGACATTTAGACTGGAAGGCATCGAGTATCTCGCCGTCCGTTTGGACAATGAGACGCATGTCTTCAATTCTCGTTCAAAGAACTGGTCGGAGTTTAAGTCTGATGGAGCAACTAATTGGCTACCTCAATGTTATGCCGATGGCTACATGGGCTCCATGTCGTCTGGAACTCTTATCCAATGGGATACTGTTTACTCTGATTTTGGTGGCGTTCTAGAGAGGCTCTTCCGTGGCGGACTCGCCATTGAAAGTGAAGGGCAGAAGCTAGATAACATCACTATTCGGACTAATCCCGGCAAGACGCCTTTCCTCTCTGGTCCTTATGCCGACCCAACGATTGAGCTACGAACCAGCAACGACGGTGGCAATACTTGGACGATGCCGAAAGCCCGTTCTCTTGGCGTAGCAGGGGACTTCCGTCCTCGCGTCCAGTGGCGTTCTCTCGGAATGTTCGGTCCTCCGGGTATGCTATTCGAGCTCCGTGTTGTCGATCCTGTTCCGTTTCGTGTCTCTAACGTCGTCGCTAATGAACCCTATGGTAGTGTCTAATGATCCATCTTCCTAGACTTCGTAGAGATGTCAAGATCATCGAGAATGGTCTTCCTACGCTGACCTTTCATCAATGGATGAATGAGTTCATTTCAAAGCTAGAAGACAATCTCAATACCATCAACGACAACATCGCCTCTATTCAAGCTACTCAAAACGCCTTAGAGGCTGGTATCAAAGAAGCCGCTAGATTGACCTCCTATACCAACCCGACGGTCGTCCTGACTGCCGCCGATGTAGGAACTACTGCGACTATTACCATTGCCAACCACACTCGCGTTTACCCCGTCAATGGCCCTTCTGATATTTCAGATGTCACCATCACAGGCGGGACTGTCACAGGAGCAGCTTTCTCTACGACTTATTACGTCTACTACGACGACGAGACGCTAGTCAACGGAACACCTACCTACTACGCCACACCTACTCCGCTGAACGGTCAAGTAGGCACGGCGAATGGCCGACACTTCGTCGGTAAGATCACTACCCCGGCAGATGGAGCCGGTCCGACGACGGGAACAGGCGCGACACCAATAGGCAACGGGAGTATCCTACCCTAATGGAACGTTCATTCGACCCTAAACTACTTCGTGAAGCGACTGAGGATTTCTCATTCGTCTCAGATGAAGTCATCGAACCTTGGCTGGCAGACCATAAAAACTACATGTATGCCGAGGGAGATAGCATTGGTCTGGCGACCTATGAGTATCCCGGCCTCTACAGCGTCCATTGGTTTTTCACAGGAGCCCATCGAGGACGTAAGGCCATTGATCTAGCCCATAGCATGTTAGACGCCCTCTTCCATGATACTAACGCCAAGGCCGTTCGTGGTCTGACTAAGGTCGAGTTGAGAGGAGCCCGTTGGGCCTGTCGTCAGTTAGGGTTGACTTCCTACGGTATCATGGACTTCGCTTCGGGTCCCTGTGAACTATTCTGCACTACTAGAGAAGACTTTTACAAAGGAAAAGAATAATGGGCGGCGTAGGCGATTTCCTATTCGGGAAGCCCTCGAAATCCAAAAGCACAGGAACCTCGTCCTCGGGGAACAGTGCCTATGGTGATGTCAGTGCGGCTATGTCGCCGACCTTGGGTTACACCGCTGCCGGTGGTAATATGCTAGGTTCTTTGCTTGGCATTTCTCCGCCTGCTGCGGGAAGCACGACTGATAATGCAATAGCGATTGGTAACGCCAATCCCGCTGCTGGTGCTACTTCTAAGCCCGGTGCCCTTGCGGGTCTAGGCTCGGGTCAGGCACAGCATGTCGAGGATGCCGCTCCGACAGATCAGGGTATTCCTGCCGTTGCTGCTCCTCAGACGCAACAGTCGGCGTTGGATGCCTTTGCCAACTCGACCGGCATGGACTTCATGAGGGAGCAGGGCATTAAGGCTCTTGAAGGGTCTCAGGCCGGACGAGGGATGCTTCAGTCGGGTGCCACGGGAACTAAACTCATAGACTTCGGAACTAAGCTAGGTAGCACCTATCTCAACCAGTATATCGATCGTCTCCTAGACTACTCGAAACTCGGCCTTGGCGGGGCTAGCGCCATGACCTCTGCCGGTGGTTGGAGCAAGGGAACTAACACCGGAACGTCATCGGGTGGTAAGGAAGGGGCTCTACCCCAGATCGCCGCCGCTGCCGCTCAGGGTGCTGCGATGGCTTCAGATATCCGTCTCAAGCAGAACATCATCGCTATCGGTAAGACCGACGAGGGCATCCCGCTGTATGCCTTCGACTACATCCCTGACATGGGCCTGCCGGAAGGCCGACAGATTGGTCCTATGGCTCATGAAGTCAAGACGATTAAGCCGGAGGCGTTCATCCCGTCATTCTATCGCGGTTACAACGGCGTCCGCTACGACAAGATTGGAAAGCTATAATGGGTGATATCGCTCAAGCATTGGGACTGGCTAAGCCGAAGGTAGCTGTTAATCCACAGGCTGCGGTTGCCTCCGCTCCTGCCAATCCTATCAGCGCCTTGCTTTCTGCCGCTGTTCCTGCTGCCGCTCCTACGCCAGAGGGTAACGCCGCAATTATCGGCAATGCCCCTGTTGCGGCTCCTCCTGAGGACGCCATTACCGTCACGGGAGATGCTTGGCACCCTAAGAAGCCGACCTTCCTTGGTGGAATGGTAGACGGCTATCTCATGAGTCACGGAATGAAGCCCGTCTTCTCTACGGCGCGTGATCAGAAGAATGTCACCGAGGCTCTTGCAGATTACGGTTCCGATCCCCGTGCCGCTCTGAAGCGGCTGATGATGATCCCGGGACATCAGGCAGAAGGCCTCTCGGCCTATAACCAGCTAGCTGACAATGAACGGGCCGACAAGATTATGGCCCGTGGCGATGACCTCGCCTCCCTGAAGTATCAGACCCGTCTTGGTGGCTGGCTTGGTGCCATTCAGTCGAGCAAGAACCCCGCCGACCAATACTCCCGGATGCTCCCGCAGCTCAAGGCTTATGCCGCTAAGTATGGTCTCCCAGACGATCTTCCGGATAACTACGATCCCGATGCTCTCAATGTCTATGTCAACAAGAACGTCGACCCTGAGGATCAGTTGAAGATCGAGGCGACTGCCGACTACCGCGACCGTCGTCTAAATCAGATAGATCAGACAATCCATAACACGAAGGATTACCGCGATGCCCGTCTAGGGCAAATGGCGGTTGCAGAAGGTGATCGTAATACCCGAGCGGCCCGTCTAGAGGCTGGACGCAATGCCCGCTTCGACGCCGCCCATCCGAAGCCCCGTGTAATTCAGACGCCCAACGGGCCGATGACTCTCAGCACTACTGGCAACCGTGGAATGATCGGTGATCAGAAGTGGGAGAAGGTCTCGTCGGCTAATGGCAAAAGCCAATGGAGGAAAGTCCCTTAATGGCCGATTGGCTTGATGACGGACCCGATGCCAGTGGATGGCTCGATGATGCTCCTAAGGCCCCTTTGCGCCCTATAGAGTATCACGGCAAGCCCCGCTCGACTTGGCAGAGGTTTAAGGACAACCTAACTTCGTCTGCACTACATAATCCCTTCGGCGGGGAAGCGGCTATCCGTGGCCTCATAGCACTTCGCGACGGCACTGGAATTTCTCTGCCGGGCGTCGATCCTCGTATCAACTCCAAAAATCTAAATGACTACGAGAGACAGCGTTTTGAACAAGACGCCTCGAATTCCCAGAATGATACCCATCTTCCGGGCCTTCAGGGCCGTGCCCTAGAGACTCTCATGGATGTCGGGGCTAATATCATCGGTGGTGTCGATCCTACCTATGTCTTTGCTCCCGGCGAGAGTGTCGGAACCCGCATTGCAGCCCAAGGCGGGATAAATGCCGTAGAAGACGCCGCTTCACAAGGCGTCGAACTTCATCGCGGAACCCGTGACAAATACGATCCCTATGAGACTGGCATCGCTGGTGTCGGTGGTCTTGTCCTACAGGGTCTTGGCGAGGGTGTCGGACACTACCGGCTTGGTCGCAAGATCGGGCGCGGTGCCGCCGACCCCGAGTTTGCTTCTCTATCGGATACCGTCCTTCATCTAGAAGGCGGGGGGTCTCTCGATCATCCCGCAACTAGCCCCAAGGGGGCTCGTGGGCCGATGCAAGTCATGCCTGACACCGCTCGTGATCCGGGTTTTGGCATCCGTCCGTGGGACGGTAAGACCGAGGCCGACCGTGCTCGTGTCGGTCGTCAGTATCTCGCTGTCCTCAATGACAAATATCGTGGTGACAAAGAGAAAGTCCTAGCCGCCTATAACGGCGGGCCGGGTCGTGTAGACAAGTTAGTCAAAGAGTTTGGTGATAACTGGCTTAGCCATATGCCTGACGAGAGCCAGAAGTATGTCGAGCATGGTCTAGGGCATATGGGCATCGCTCAGGCGGCTGAAAGCGCAGGCGGCGACTCGGTATCTCCTATGGCTCCGGAGGTCCTCGCCCGTGTTCTCAATGACCCTAAGGCAGCGGGACTTGCTCCCGAAGAAGAAGCCATTCTGCATCAGGCTGATGATACGGACATACCAGATGCAGAGATAGCCGCTATTAAAACACGATTTGATGCCGATCCTATTCATGCCGAGGCAAAGAACCTCCATGAAAATGATCTCATGACTGATGATGAATACCAGCGACATGTAGGAGAAGCCTTAGACAGAGCAGGAGGCAGTAATATTGAGAACCTCGGTATTAACCGAGAGTCTTCCGAAGTATTCGATAAATACAAACACAATCTAGAGACTGCCTATGGCATGAAGAATGAAGACATCCCTGAAAATGTCTCCATATTCAGCGAAAAAGCCAATGAGAAAAGAGCTGCCCATCTCGATGCCAAGGATGCCGCCTATAAGAAGGATATGGAAGGCCGTTACTGGATGGGCCGCCGTATCCTAGATGCCGTCAAAGACGGCCAGTCTCCGATGACGCTCGAAGAGCTCAAGGACTCACGTCAGGAATGGGTCGATATCGTCGATCGGATGAACAGGAGCTCGCTTCCTGCTCTTGGTCACGACATCGCCAAGGATACTCTGAAGGTCTGGGACGATATCGTGGCTCATGCCGGAGGCAATCCCGGTTCCAAGGGCGACGGTGCCAGTAAGGTTCTCGGTAAGGGCTCTGTCGCTACAACCCCAGTCAACGACTTCAAAGCTGAAGCCAAACCCTCTAAGACTATCCTCGACCATATCAAGACCCTCCTCGACGACGAGAAGGGGGCTGCATCCATAGGTGACGACGAACCTCACCCCAATGACGGGCACCCGGCTATCGAGAAGCTCCGCGATGCCCTAACTATGGCTAAGCCAGTCCGTCAGCAGAAGGCCCGTGTCAATGCACAGGCTCGTCGTGACCGTCTCGCGGCAGTTGCCCGTATGGCGGCTAAGACTTCGGGTGAGAGCGGCTTCCATGCCGAGTTGTCGCAGCTCAAGGGGAACTTCCCCAACGTCGACTACGAGAGCCTCCGTCCTCACTTCACCCAAGATGATATAGACTCCCTATTCGATCTCGTCAAGACCCATCCGCATCTATCATTATATGATAAGATCACCGCCAGAGCCGGTCTGATGAAGATATTGGGTTCTGAAGGTGGGCAAGTTCCGACGAAGGGCGAGCTGTCTCTGCTGTCTTCTGTCTTGCCGAAGGACATCATCGACAAGCTTCTGTCTCAGCGTCCCCTGACCGAGCGCATGTGGAAGGGGTTTATCAACACGGTAAACATCCCTCGCTCAATCATGGCTTCGTATGACCTTTCGGCCCCGCTTCGTCAGGGAGTCTTCCTTGTCGGACGGAAAGAGTTCTACTCTGCCTTTGCGACGATGTTCAAGCAGTTCGGCAGCAAGAAGGCATTCGATGCCGTTCAAGATGAAATCCGCAGCCGTCCTACTTACAAGCTAATGCGTCGTGCTGGCTTGGAGTTGACGGGTGCCGATCAGTTTCTTGAGCACCGTGAAGAAGCCTTTATGTCGGAATACGCCGAGGGCATCCCACTTGTAGGCAAGGGCATCAAGATGTCCAATCAGGCTTATACGGGCTTTCTCAACAAGCTCCGTGCCGATGTCTTCGACAGCCTCGTCAAAGAGTCCCGCAAGGCCGGTGTCGACTTCGGTGACGACCCGAAGGCCCTCAAGGATATCGCTCGCTTCATCAACGCCGCGACTGGTCGTGGTAGCCTAGGTAAGCTCAATCAGGCGGCTCCCCTGCTGACCTCGGTCCTCTTCTCGCCGAGGCTCATGGCTTCGCGTATCCAAATGCTAAATCCGGTCTTCTACATGAAGCTAAGCCCGGTTGTCCGGAAAGAGGCTATAAAGTCTCTCCTTACCTTCTCGGGGATGGCGTTGACTGTTCTTGGTCTCGCCAAGGCCGGTGGTGCCGAGGTCGAAGATGACCCTCGTTCGACTGACTTCGCCAAGATCAAAATTGGTGACACTCGTTTCGACATCCTCGGTGGCTTCCAGCAGTATATCCGTCTCGGGGCTCAGCTCATTACCAATGAGACCAAGAGCACCAAGACCGGCGAGATCAAGGAACTCGGTGGTGACGGCTTCAAGCCGACTACCCGTCTAGATGTCGCAGAGCGTTTCCTCGCTAATAAGCAGTCGCCTGTCATGGCCTTCGTCACCGATCTCCTCCGTGGCAAGGACCAGCAGGGGGCTCCTATTACGGTGTCGTCGCAGCTAAGCAAGAACTTCATCCCTCTGGCTGTGCAAGACACCATCGACGCCTTCAATGAATACGGCTCGAAGGGGCTCCTCGCTGGTATCCCTGCGATGTTCGGCGTCGGTGTCCAGACTTACAAGCCTCGGCCTTCTACTACTAAGTCGAAGAAGCCCAAGAACTTCCTAGACGACGCCCCTAGCAAAGAGAAGGGTTTTCTCGATGATGGACAAAAAAAATCCAGCCATAAGAATGACTGGTTAAACGACTAATGACGACTCAAGCAGAGAGAGTAGCTCGCGTGGAAGAGAAAGTCAACGCCCTTGAAGTCCATCTGAAGGACATCGATCGCAAGCTCGATGACCTAATAGCTCTTCGCTATAAGGGCGCAGGGGCGTTTTGGCTGGCTTCCGCACTAGTAGGAACCGGCATCGTCGGCTTCTTCTTGCAACTGACCCATTGGTTCACAGGAAAGTAATATGGCCCTCCCCCTAATCCCTATTATCGATGTCATCGGTAAGATCATCGACAGGGTAATCCCCGACCCTGCTGCCAAGGCTCAGCTACAACTTGAGCTCGCCCAGTTAGCGGATGCCGAAAATCAACGAGCTCATGATGAAATGATGGGCCAAATCGGCACTAATACCGAAGAGGCAAAGAGCTCGAATATGTTCGTTGCTGGTTGGCGTCCCGCCGTAGGCTGGATCGGGGCTATAGGCGTGGGGTATTCGTTTGTCGTCGAGCCGATGATGTCGTGGGTCGCTCGTGTGATGTTCCACTACGGAGGTTCCTTCCCTGTCCTAGACAACGGTCAATTGATGACCCTCGTCATGGGAATGCTAGGCTTCGGTGGTCTGCGGACTTACGAGAAGTATAAGGGCGTTCCGGATAGTAGCCCCTTTGCGGGCAACGATCCCATTGCCGCTCCTGCCCCAGTCTTCCCGCCTAAGAAAAAGATACTGGGGGTGACATGGCCCTTCTAGACTCGATTAATGCAGCCATCCAGTGGCTCGAACAAGCAAAACGAGACCTACAACAGGCCCAACCGTCACAGCCAGAAGTAACTCCGCCAGAACAATCCGACCAAGGAGGTCAAGCATCTTATCAGATGGCGTGGGGTGCACGGGTCTCTCCTGTGTTTCGTGAAAGGGTTCGTTGGATTGCAGATGCTCTTGGAACTAAAGCTGATTATCTCATGGCCTGTATGGCATGGGAGAGTGGTGAGACATTTAAATCAGATACTAAGAACCTCGCTGGAAGCGGCGCTACTGGACTTATCCAGTTCATGCCAAAGACCGCCGCAGGACTAGGAACTACGACTGCCGCCCTATCCAAGATGACCCCCGAGGACCAACTGAAATATGTCTATGAGTATTTCAAGGGTTACGCCGGTCGGCTTGATAACCTCGGTGACGTATATATGGTCATCCTATGGCCGGGTGCTGTTGGTAAGGAAGACCATTACGTCCTCTTTGATAAAAGCAAGATGCCAACGGCCTTCCGACAGAACGCCGGACTAGATGTAAACAAGGACGGACTAGTCACTAGGGCTGAGTGTCTAGTCAAGATCAATGGTAAGCTCGCTAAAGGACTGTTGCCCGAAAACATAGGCTAGGAGTATGAAGGTGGATATTGCCCTGTTACTTGCTGCGTTAATTGCTATACATCCCATTGCCAAAGACAACGCCCCTAGCGAATTGGCGCAGGGGTTGATGAATGTCGTTCCGACAATGAACCTCTCTGCTATTAGAGAGATCAGATGCGACGACCCCGCAGATGCGACTAAGCAGCACTACTGGACGGGCTCTGGCTCATTGATTGCCAAGGATACCGTCCTTACTGACCTTCATGTAGCCGATGGCATCCGCTGTATCGACAAGACGACTAACGAGCCTCTAACGATGTTCAAGAAGGACGAGGCCCATGACCTCGCTCTGATGACGGGCAAACTCCCGACGATGCCCTACATCAAGATATCCTGTGAGCCATTTAGGGCAGGACAGGAATACTCAGCCTATGGCATCTCACCATACTGGTCAGAGGAAAACCTATTCAGGCAAGTCAATGTCTCGGGGACCTCGGAATACATGGACATCAGTTACAGCGACGGCGGCGAGGCTCTTCACCTACACCGCCTCAAGGGTAACATAGTCCCCGGTATGTCAGGAGGCCCAATAACTGATCGTGACGGGAAGTCCCACGGGAATGTCGTCGCCAGTCAATCAGGGATATTCGGCCTCCCGACAGGGGAGATGTATTCTTACGACTACACCGAGACCTTCTTATGCAAACCGGATAAGAAGCCCGACAAGGCTGAATGATACGCAGAAGACTGCGCCAGCTTCCATAACCTCAAGCGGATTGCTCTTGCCCCATGTCACTAGTTGGCGTGGGGCATTTTTTATGCGTCGGAGAATGGTCATTATAGTCCTCTCATATCCAAGGGGGTGTCGTTCTTCATGCTCTCTACGACTCTGCCGAAGGCGTCGTCACCGTCAATGCGGAGACCCCATGCAACGCCGCTAGTCGCGACTTGTAGGTTGGCCCACGCCTCGACGACATTACGACGGGCTTCCGATACTTCCTCTGGCGAGGTATCTGCTTCGGCTAGGACATCGCGATAGCCTCCTAGGGCGGTGATGACGTCGATGCAGTTAGTCGTGACGGCTTGGGCATACATCGCCGTCCTCTCACCGTCCTTGCCGTCATACTGGACCCGATCTTCATCGACGAACATCGGAATTTCTTTTAGCCGCTCTTCTCTAGACATCATAATCTTCTACCTCCGGCGGTTGTTTTCTCTTCGACTCTCTGACTCTCTGTCGATACTTCGTGTGCCCGAGGTCATGGGCTAGGTGGTTCCGTCGACGGACCTCTCGCTTGCGTTTGTCATCGACGGTATTCATTCCGCGTTTCATTTAACTCTCTATGTCACCGAATAAGATATTCGTGACTTCCTGAGGATCGCCGTAGAATTCCTCGAAATCTCTTCCAAAGGCGACATAATCCATCCTCTGTAGCGCCGCGTAAAAGGCAGGCGAGGCAGGACGGACTAATACGAAGTCAGGGAAAAACTTGACTTCATAAATCAACGCCGTAGCGCGTTCAGTATAATACAGGAGATCGTCATACGACTCACTCTCTAATGACACGCTGGATAAACCTTTCGTGGACATACATTGAAAGCGTGATGGCCAAGGAACCCGATAGCCCATAGACTATACCTCCTATTGCGCCGACACCGGGTTGGGTAATGTGAGACCAGAGGAACGCCGACGTCGAACCGACAATGAAACTCGTTCCTGCTGCCCATCTGTAGTTGCCGTGGTTTACATTACGGCTCTGGAAGCCCAGTGCGAATACCGATACAAACCCTGCCGCGAAGATAGTGAGGTATGTCGAAATCATCACTCTGGCTCCTTCGATGCTCTAGAGAGGGGATATCCTTCGTCTCGTTCTAGCTCCTCTTGGAGATTGGCTAGAGCCCTCCACGCGACATAGGCGGAGTGTCTAACGCCTTGGCTGTCTTTCTTCCCGGCATCGACAAGGTGCCTTAATATCTTGTTTCTGTGGTCTGTCGATTTCCCCCTTGCCCAGTGCATCGGCTGCCCGGGGTTGTGCTTCTGGTTCCCCAAAAACGAAACTAGAGATACCTCTGCTAGTGCGTTGGGAAAATAGTCCAGCAGGCCATCCGCCATTGGGAATTTCCCCCTTTGGCTGTCCTCTTCCGGAAGGCTGTTCTTCATTGAGCCACTCTCCTATGGCGTCGTCGTTCGACAGAATTGTCGGTATGAATTGATACATGACGTCCCAACGGACATCTTCGGGGTCTAGTAGGATTGCCGTTCTTGGTTTGAGCTTTGCACCGTATTCTCCATACATGACTTCCATGTGTCCCGATTTACCGGCGGGAAGCACCAGTAGGACGTGAGTAGCCCGGTCAAGGTGGCTGCGGTCAAAATCAAAAACATGTCGCGCAGCATATCCATTAAGGGCTTCCTCGTAGGAGCGGGAGCGGGCTTGCTCGTAGGACTTCCATTCGTCGTCGGCCTCGGCCCCGGCGGCAAACCAGTCATCGAAGACTTCGACATCGGGATATTCCTTTCGGAGCCTAGCGGCTAATTCAGGGACGCGGGGATTACGGAGTGAGCCAATAAGATACAGAACCTTAGTGCTTGACATTCATTAACTCCTCGATATCATCAAGGGCCTCCGAGATTTCATCCTCGAAGCGTTCGATGATTTCTCTGACAGGCAAGGCTAGATACTCGACTAACTCGGCGCTAGTGAAGAAGTCGATCAGCCTCTCTTTAGTCTCTTGGTCCATTATATCTTGCTTCGCTTCCCATCCTGCCACGAGCCACAGCCCTGACACTGGATACGCTGAATTTTGTAGATACGAGTCCTACGGGTTCCACGGCTATGAAGATGCTTACTGCCGCAGGCACCGCATTCATTCGCCCCCTGTCGTCCCATATGGGGATGGTTGCGGATGAACGGACGGATACGGAGGTATAACTTCTCCGTCATCTTGACGTCTTGGATACAATACCGAGACATCTTGTTTTGGGCTACTTCGTCACCCGCCATGACCTTGACCCACAGGGCCATGCCCTCGTGTTCGAGCTTCTTGCCGACGCCCATGAGGGGACCGACGAAAGCCAATCTGTTCATGAAGAGCCCGAACTTCTTGATCGTCTTGATTAGATCGATCGATGTCGGGGCAGGGGGCGGTGTCATCCCGGCGATTACGAACTCGCCTTCGAGCTTGGGTAGGTCATACTTATTCGAGTTGAAGCCAATGACACCATCGGCGAACGACAGCATCTCGTGGATTTTATCGAGCATTCCCTGATGACCGTGTTCCCATTCAGAGAACAGGAAAGTCTCTTTCTCACCGAGCCACTTAGCTCCGACGCAGAGGAGGCCGCCATGCTCGATGATCTTCTCGGGGTAGATATTCTCCTGCCATGCACCCCATACATACGCCTTAGTAGGACGCCACTCGATATCGAGAACTAGGATTTTCTGTTTAGGATTTGACATTCTTTGACTTGACCTTCCGAGGCGTTTTCCGCCTTCTCTTTACGGGTGTATACCAGCCAGTTCCTCTTTCGAGATATCCAGCCATCCTTCTAAGTAAATCCGGGTCTCGGTGTCGCCCGATGACTCTGTGATTGCAGTAACGGCAAAGCAGCCCTCTGACCTCTCTAGATGCGTGGTCATGATCGACAGCAAGCGCTTGTCCTTCTTGTTCAGGAGTCTTGTTGCAGAGAGCACATGAACCTCCCTGTCTCTCTAGGAGTTCGTTGTATTGGTCTACAGTGATACCATAGACGCGAAGTAGATACGCAGCTCTGGCCTTCTGTGGGTTACTTTCACGGGGCCTTGCCACTCTTATCTTCCTCAACTAGGGGCTCTTTCTTGACTTCGGAGAGCCAGACGGGGCCTCTGGAATACCAGAACTTACGAAGTCCTTTTCCACTGTTAGCGTCAGACCAACAGTCGTTTTTGAAAGGACAGTAAGAGCAACCGACAGAAAGTTTTCGATTGCCAGACTTTCCTTCCGGAATGTCAGGATAACACCGGGCAGGCGGAGTGTCTTGTGATATGACTTCACGGAGATGTTTAATCCTTGGGCCGGGAGGGTTGGCGTCTATGTAAAGCTTGTCAAACTCAACAAAGGTGATGTCTCCGTGAACTTTATCTGCAACAAGGAACCCTGCTCGATCTCTACCGAGGGCGTTGGCGTAGCCAGCCAGTTGCGATACATATCCGAATGGGTCATCGAAAAGATACGCCCCGGACTTGAACTTCTCGAATGAGTAGCTAGAGGCGGATTTAACGTCGACGAGGATACCGTCGATGTCAGCATCGATCGAACCTTTGACGCCATCCTCTTCTACTCCTCGTTGGGTATTCTCTACTGTGTGTCCTGCCTCTCGCGCTAGAAATAGCAGCAAGACTTCGAGGACATCGCCGTAGAGGAATTTGAAATTCTGTTTGCCCGGCATCTTCTCGGCGGTCTCGGGCTTGTTAGCCTGATACCAAATTTGCCGGTCTTTCTTGCCTAACGCAGAGAAGCGTAGGACTTCTTCGCCTTTCTTGGCTTCGCGTTTCTTCATGCGGGTCCGGAGGAGGTCCTTGAAGACCTCCCCCGCCCATTCGACGTTCTCTTCGGAGACTTCGTGATCTGTGTCATCGGCTAGGACATGATAGATGTCCTCTGGCAGAGTCTTAGGATCGCGCCTCTCTGTGACGTCGGTAGTCAATTACGCGATAACCATACCGGCGCGGGTGGCACCACGGCGGGCGTCACGGGCACGAGCGTAATCGTTAATGAGGAAGCCTTCACGGTCAAAGAGACCGTAGCGGCCAGTGGCGGTTTTCTTCAAAGTTACCATTTCAGTTTCTCCAAAAATTTCTGTTATGAATTTCCAAGCCTTAGTAAACACGCGGCATCTCCATAGTCGGAGTCGTGATGACCTTCCGGACTTCCTTGAGGGCAGCTTCATAGCCCTTCTGGTAGTCGGTGTCGGCGGGATCATTCTCAAACGACTGCAAAGCCTCAATGAGATAGGTCTCAATGTCGATAGGGGCAGTCGGGGTATTATCGTTAGCCATTCTTCTCTCCTAAAATGACGGTTTTTACAGCGCTTGGATATACCGACAAACCATTATTACCCTTAATCTCCTAGAGCACTCTAGGACGAGGGTGCTTCTTAGAAAGGAACGTCGTCGTCGAGATCAGGCTCTTCAGCCGTGCTCTCGGTGGCGGGTTCCTCCGGTGCATTCTTGGCCTCTGTCGAAGGTGTTCCCGAGGCAAAATACTCGTCGTCCTCGGACAACGGAGCAAATTCCTGAACCTCATAGGGAACTAGATCGAGGATGCGAATAGCCTGAATGTAGACGCCCTTGGGCTTACCCTTGCCATAGTCACGGATGGTAAACTTGACGTCTGCAATAGTCCCGTTACCGATCAAGCCACCAGACCAAGCATTACCCTGCCCGTCTTTGATAGTGATCGGCTCGTTGGCGACCTTGTTGCCGTCCTTATCTAGATGGAATTCCTTCTGGCGGAAGGACAGGAAGGTCTCTTTACGGGTGTCGGTGTCCTTGGGTTCCCGAAGCTTGTTCGTGATGCCAAGGCGCTTGAGCTCTGCTCGACCGGCGGCATCTGGCGTGACATCGACAGACCAATCTCGCTCACCAGTGAAGGTGTTCATGCGGGGAGCCCCGAGAACCTTAGCCCAAGATAGAACACCACGGATGACGTGAGTCGTTGAATTATTTGCCAATTTTCTATTATCCTTTTCTAGTTTTCTATAGGAGCATTAACCCCTATATGAGTATTATATCAGCTTTGGCGCTCTTTGTCAAGAACTATTTTCCGATAAATGTAACTACTGTTTTATCCCGGATTTTCAAGGTTCCTCCGTCTATCTTGATGCCTTCGACACCTATCTCCATAGCCGAGACTACAGTCGGCGTGAGGAGCTTGGCGCGAATGTCCTCGAAGTCGAAGTTCATCTTCCTTTCGAGATAGCGAATAACGGCGTGGTCAGAGACCTTCGGTGTTTTCTTGATGAACTCGATGTCCTTCGAGATGGCTTTCTTCTCTTCGTTGAGGGCATTCATTCGTCGGTCTATTACCGATATTCTTTCTTGGAGTTCTTTTAGTGCGTCTCTGCCCATGTCAATCCTACTTTCGCATCACCATCAATAGGGATTTTATATCCGAAAGACTCGCCTGCTCTGGGAAAGACTGCAAGAGCCAGTCTAATGAAAGCTTCGACATCTCCCAGTTTGACAATATATTGCCATTCATCGTGGATATCTGCCACTTTTCTCGAATCAAGTCGAGATCGTCGAAGGTCGGCATCGAGTAACACCATCGCTTTCTTCATGAGGCGACTCTCGTCACCTTGTAGTAGATACGGAATGACCATGTGGTCAGACGGAACTAGAATAGGTGTCCCGTCGCATAGACGAATTCTACCGGTATCCCGGAGCTCTTTCTGAAGGGCTTTAATGAGGGCGTTGAACCCCGGGATTGACGCTATCATGGCATCACGGAGGGCTGTTCCCTCTTTGGCCGTGAGCTTTGTTCCGAACTGGGCCTGATCTGCCGCGAGGAGGGCTCCACCGGCTCCCATCATTAGAGAATAGTAGAACTTCTTCGCGGCGGCCTTGTTAGCCAAACCTAGGACGTCGATGTTGTGCTTGTGGATATCCCCTCGGAGGGAAAGTTCCATGAACGGCTTGACTTGCTCTTCGCCGACGGTCTTAATGAGACCATGAATTAAGCATCGGTTCTGGATGCCTGTTCCGTCAACACCTACTAGGACATAATCGTCAGACTTACCTTTAGTGAAGAGGTCCCGGCATTCATATGTCCATGCCCCGGCTTCACCATACTGGATGACATCTTCCCCCTGCTCGTTCTTCTTCAGCCGAACAGCCGGTATATTAGCAGAATTAGGATTAGAATGACGGTAGCGGAGCGTCGCCGCAATGAATAGTTTGCCATGTATCGCTCCTGTTTTTTCATCATAGGCGTCGAGCCATGTCTTAATCATATTCGCCCGGGAATTGATGACAATCCACTTGGCTAGTGCCTTGACCTCAGGCTTTCCCGAGACCTCGGCATAATCCAGAAGGGCGTCTTCATCGATCTTCGGATTGCCCTTCTTCGTTTTCTTAACGGAAGTCCATCCTAGTTCTGTGAGCTTCTCGATGCGTTGAGCAGGACTGCCGAGATTGAAGGCAACCCAGTCAATGGCGTCGTATCCTCCGTCTTCGCGGAGAATGAGCTTAGGATATTGCTCTAGGTGCCGGGCATAGACGGCAGTCTTCTCGCCGTTCTTCTTGAACGCCTTGGCGAAGGTCGCGACGACCTCGAATTTAGGAGGCCATAGGGTGTAAATCTCGGCCTTGAGCTCTTCTTCTCTGGCGCGAAGCGCGACATACAGGGCATGGGCCCTTTCGTAGTCAAATGGGAAGCCGTTGCGACGCTGCTTATTCTGAATGATATTCCATGCCTTGTGTTCTAGCTCGCAGCCTTCTTCAGTGAACCCTACTTCCCGCATCCTAGTGCTAAGCCGATGAAAAAGAAGAGCAGTAAGGACAGTATCACGCATACAATATCGTAGCATGTCCTCCGTAAACTCGCTGAAATCATCGAAGTCTCCCTTCTTGTAACGGAGACGAATGCCCCATGCTTCTAGGCTATGCGGCCCTTTCTTACAGCCAATGGGCTTGGGATATCCCGGATTGTATAGCTGACTTAAGACGAATGTATCGACAACACGGCTAACGCCAATAGAACATTTCCAAAAGCGGTTGAGCATAACAAGATCATAAGCAAGAAAGTTATGCCCAACGAGCACAATATCAGGATGTTTTTCAATGAACGTCCGAAACGCCTCAGCATCTCTGAATTCCTTCTTCTCTTTGGTGATACAGTTGATGGCCGTGGCGCACCATATAGTAGTCGCCGTTTCTAATAGACCATCTGCCTCGATATCACAGGCCCAATGCAAATTGGTCGGGGTTAGATACACGGCGGTTGTGCCTCTCTAGAATTTCGTTGAGATCAATGGGGCGATAATCCGTATGCTCCATCGAGACGCAATAGTAGCGTAGATCGGGAGTGCCGTCGGCATTGCGAACCTTATTGGCATGTAGATGACCGTGGATATTCAGACCCCATCGCGCCATGCTCTCGGGATGCAGAGGGATGTGCGACATGATGAAACCTTTCCTCTGGACATAGCCTCGAACATCGTCGAATAGATCGAAATACTTCCGCATCTTCGTTGGCTCGTGGTTGCCGGGGATTAGACAGATGCGTCCGTTGAGTTGGGGGATATACTTCTTCATGTTCGCCGCAGTGAAGGTTACGTCACCGAGGAGATATACCCGGTCATCAGGAGATACCGTATCGTTCCAATTTTGGATAAGATCGGCATCCATCTTATCGATGTCATCCCAAGGACGCATTTTGCCGCTGTCGGCGTTCTTGAACAAGATTATGTTCTTGTGCCCAAAGTGGGGGTCAGCGGCTACCCAAGTTTTGTCGCTAGAAAGGCTTGTCTGAGTCATTGATGCTTAGTCCTTCCTCATATTTAGTAATCGCGACGTCATCGAGTTCGACGAGACGTCCAGTGATTTCATCATAGAAAAGCCATAAACAAGGGCCTGTCCGACCCGAGAAGCGATTTTTCTCAATCTCAATCTTGAGGACATTGCGACGCCAAGGATCGGGGTCCTTTTTGTCCCTGTGTAGAGATAGATGGATATTAGCCACCTTCTCTGGTCCTGCAGAACCGCGCGCCTGACCGTCGCGGTTTGTGTGGATGACACAGAATACTGCAATGTTAAGTTCCATAGTAAGCGTCTTGAGCTTTGTCGAAATCTCGTCAAGTTGCTTCCTTTCGTCTCCCGATTGGTCGGAGACAATGATCGAGAGATGGTCGATGAAGATATATTTGCAGCCCATGACAGACATGAAGCGGACCTTCGCGAGTATCTCGTCAATCTCGTTCGACCCAAAGTGATCGTAGAAGATCGCCCTCTCGTTGTTGAGAACCTTGTCGAATGCCGACCGTAGTTCCTCCGTGGTCTTAGGAGTATCCGGGAGATGATACGGCTTGTCGTTTTCAATTGACATAAGTCCGAGAGCGGTATCGAAGTTAGGTTCCTCTAGATGAAGAACCCCGACTCCGTATCCCTTCTCGATGACTTCCGGCGATGTCAGGAGATGGTGCTCGATTTCCTTGAAGATCGACGTCTTACCGACGCCTGTGTCCGCCATTAGTAGGACAGCCTCCGAGAGCCTGATACCGAAGGTCTTGCTGTTCAAGGGTCCCCAAGGATAGGGGATAGAGAAATGGCTCGGTCGATTGACGATCTCGTCCCACATCGAACTACCGGCCTTCAGCCCGTCTGGACGAAAGCGGGGGGCTTTCCACCATTCTGAGGTGAAGACCTTAGGGTCGAGGTTATTTTGAAGATATTCATTAGGGTCTTTACCGTGTTCCAGTGTGAGGATGCGGCACTTACCCGGGGCAAACATCTCGGCTATCTTCTTGGCGGTGTCCTGCCCTGCATAGGCGACGGTTCCGTCTTCTCTCGCTCGGCCTTCGTCTGCATCGAGGCATAGGACGACTTCATCGAATGAATTGAGATACTCGAAGTTCGTCTTGACTGCCGCTACCGCATGGCCGACAGAAGGCAAGCCGACAACAGGATAACGGCTGCCCAGTAGGAGCCATCCGGAGGGGGCGTCGAGCTCCCCTTCGACCACGGTAACAGCCTTGGCTGAACCGGCGGGGAAAAGGTGCTGACCAAAGAGCTCTGCATTTCGGGGGTTTCCTTCCCAGTAGAAGGCTTTCTCCGACCGCTTACGGACTTTATTGGCGACGTGCTGGCCGTCCTTGAAGTAAGGATACCGGTGAGCGACATCCTTATCCTTGTCCATATTGATGTCAATGGAGAATTTCTTGATGGATGCTTCCGTCAAGCCACGCTTTGGTATGGCGCGAAAGACTGTAGTGACCGGCGTAATCGGTCCTGTGGGTTTCTCGGACAATTTTCTTGTCTCTTTCTTATTGGAGTCTTTTGACCCGTAGTATTTCTCACAGACAAAGCAGACACCGTGACCATCGTCATACCAGCCTACTCCGTCAGAAGACCCACAAGCCTCGCAGGGCCCGTGCTTCTGGAATTCGCTCATGTCATTCCCACTTCTTCTGGCGGGTTTATTGACCAATAGGGGGGGGGGATTTACCGCTGCTAACCTTATATTGGTATTATACCAGAGATTTCAGCTTTGTCAAGTAAAAAATGACAACCCTCTGAAATCATGGCATATTATCATTAGTGGGGTCGTAGACGGTGGGGTAGAACTCCTCCCAAATAGGGTCAGGAGCCCCTAGCTCGTCTTCCTCTGCGGCGGGCTGGTCCTTGAACCCGGCGAGGAGGTCATTGATGACCGTTAGACAGGACTCACAAGGGTCCCAGTCCTTATGCTCACTATTGTAGTGAGGGTCTGCGAGCAATGAGTCGCATATGTAACAACGCATGGTGGGTTTTCCACTTCTTTTTCTATGGCGAGTTATCTTACGTCTCGCCCGCTCGATACTTGTTTACTTTTCGCCAGCCCAAACGGCGTTGAAGAACCTCTGGCAGGCTACCATCTCCATATCATTTCCACCAGTGATACGGGCGGTATGGACCTTGCTGCTGCCACAGCCGCAGGGACACAGACCGAGTTGTCGGCTCGGCCTGTATCTCTCCATATCTGGCTTAGCACTTGACATGCATGATCTCCCAGATGACTATGACGCCTGCGATGGTAGTCATCAGGAGCCACACGCGAAAGAGGATGTCATCAACTTTCATCGGGCTTCTCCCTATATTCCCAATCGGCATCTCCATAAGAATAGACGAGTCGTCGCTGAATAACACAGCGGTAAGCCCGTTTCCAGCAAATCCTTCCATTCTTGGGTTCAGTGCCAAATCTCACCGGACGCCAAGCATACCAGTCGTGCCAGACTGTCTTATCTTGGACACAATGTCTAGTGATGCCCATTATAATACTCCTTCGGCAATGGCGGCCTCGGCCTCGGTCTTCCACTGGGAATTCTGGCTGCCGAACAGCGTCAGGGCGACTTCGAGAGCCCCCTTGATAGTCAGCGAGGGCTTCGGCGGAGCGACCTTCTTGAAGAACTCCCCGTATCGACGGGTAGTCTCCGGCGACTTCATCGGTGCGGAATTGATCTCGATGACATATGCCCTCTGGGCCACGCTGTCATAGACGACATCGAACGCCCCGAAGGTTAGTTCAGGGAAGAAAGTAAAGACTTCCTTGACGACATCCATGACCTTCGTCGGCACTACCACCGGCAATCCGTCGACCTTCCAGATGAAGCGGGTGCTTTCGCCGACCCACACACGAGAGTCTGTGCCCTCGATGTTCTCGTGGACCTTCTTCTGGCTTCCTATGATAGATGTCGTTCCGTCAGTAAGCCGCCCGACATGGATGCGATACTCGCTCGTCTTGTTGATGCCCTCGACATAGAGCTTCGCCGGGACGATCTGGTCGGCATTGTCGGCGACAACGATACCCTCCCCGTCGTGTCCCTGCGTCAGGGTCCGGCAGAAGATCGGGAACGACAGGGCACCGAGGGCCGCAGCCTTGGTGTCAGTGAACTTCGGCGTGAGTCCCCGTCCGGCGAGCCGCTTGAAGAATACAGCCTTGTCAATCGTCGCCCGGATATCGGCGTTGAGGGCGTTGGGATACGGGCAATCACTCGCCCCCCAGTTGATGATGACGTCGCCCTTCTTGTTGCGATACTTGCTACCCTCGCGGAGGATACGCTTCCCGTCGAGCTCCTCTGCTAGGGCCTTGGCCCCTTCAGAAGCTTGGATATACGGGTAGATATAGAATTCAGACATCTTCTCTCTCCTTGTTTAATTCCACCATTCAACAGTGCCGGGAGGCCCGGGGTTAAGGGTTGGCATTACCGGCGTTGGCATTGCTGCCGTATTCATGACTATTTGCGGCGAGGCTTGGTTCATAGCAGCCATAGTAAGTTCTACGCCGCCTTCCGCTTCATCGTCAGGACCGTCATATTCCGGTTCCGGTTCATAGTAAGCCGCCTGTGCTCCCGGAGGTGCCGGAGGTGTTCCTAAGCCTAGCTTCTTTATGAGCTTCCGGGGGTCTCGCCCGAAGGGGTCGGCCTTGAAGTCAACGGCCTGATATTTTTCCCAGTTGCGACAGTAACAGATATCTTGGGCGAGGCGAATGCCCTCGAACATACTGTCTCTGATCTTGCTGTCGTTGAAGGGGATACCCTCTCGGATAACCGGAGCCATGTCCCCGAGAATAGTCGAGAAGAACGACAGAGGCCCTTCCGCCGAGAAACGGGCACAGATATCGCGCGGATCGGTGAATTCAGCGGACAACTCATACAATCGCTGAAGCGTCTTGATCCAAGATAGGATCGTCCCGGGATCGGAACAACCCCTCAATGATCGAATTTCCATTGAGCCGTATTTCATGAGGGCTGCGGCATTCAGCCCGGCGTAATGTAGAGACTGCTCGTTGAGGGGGATAGCCCCCTCATACTTGATGAAAGTCTTCATCTGCGAGATGATGCCGGGTGCGTCCTTTGCCCGAAGGCAAAAGAGATTGCCGACACGATGGTCCCCACACCATTCCGTGAGACATTCCTCGACAATGAAATACAACGCCGCCAATGATGTCAGCCGGTTGAGGAAGAAGCTCTGACAGTTCAGATGGACATGGACGCTAGTCCTGTTCGAGTCATCGAACTCCGTTCCCATCTTGCCGAACTTAGACCAGAGCTTCTTCAGTGCCGGTTCGACGCCATCGAACTCAATCGGTTTGCCGAGGACATATTCCCCGCTCTCCTCTCCCCGCAGAGAATGATCGACGGTGTAAGTCCACGGCGGCGGGGTCTCGTCGCTCTTGGGGAGTTTCTTCCCCTCGATCTCGATCTCGATGCCGACGACACCCTTAGTCTCAGATCGGCTGAGAATTACTCCCATGTTAAACCCCGGTTCGTTCTCGTCTTTGTTCTTGATGATAGGGTCAAACATTTCACTTCCTCACATTACGATGCTGGAAAATAGCCCGAGTTCAAATACTGCCTCTCGGACATGCTGGAATTTACGACCTAGCCTGAGCATTGAGAAGTCGCCGACAGGCAAGACACCGACGACATCCTGCTTATAGGCGAGGAATAGCATATCAATCGGCCCTCGGACCAAGGCGAAGTGTCGATGGAAGCCGAGGGAGTTATTCGCTACGGATGGGTCGAGCAGAGCCTTGAAGACGGTCTGGGGCGACGGGTAGTCCCCCATGACACACGCCTTGAACTCTTCTCCGAAGAGACTGACATTCGGACCATACCCCTTGCTTGAGCTATTGTCAAGAGAAATCCGATGTTCAAGAACCATGTTCCGCATCAGCCCTTGCTGTGTCTGACGCTGCGGCTGCCGTTCGAGATAGACCGCCCCAGTCTTGGTATTACACATCCCCAGAGGAAACGGTCGGAATTTCTGGAATAGCGGCGAATTCAGTTGCTTCCGTAGCAACCCGGCCTTCTTCCCGGCCTCTGTTTCCATATAGGCGTCGAGCAACGGTCCCACCGAGGCACTATTCGGTTGGTAGTTATCGAGTTCCGGGAGCGACCTCCGTTTTTCCTTGACACCGATAGGATCGAGATAAATCCTAATGATGTTGTCCGTCATGTGATTGGCCAACGCTAGGACATAAAACGGTTCTCCGTCATACAACACGACGGTCCTGAGGAGACGAATAATTGCCTCGTCTAGGCTTTCATAGAAATTAGGATGTTGCATGACATGCTCCGATTAGAACTGGCGGTAATTCTGGTCTATGGTCATCAGAGGATACCGGAAGGTTCGCAGAAGCGTCGCATCCATCTCCGAATTGTTAATTGATATCTGAAGAAGATCATGGTTCTTCTTGGCGATGCTGTCCGAGACGGCCTTCGACTGCATCATGTTGATCGCCTCAATGAGACGGTTCCACACAGCGAGCCTTCGATCTCTTGTCGTCACCCAGAAGTTCGATAAGACACGATACTCCATCCCGTATTCCTTGTATCGGATGGACCCGGCCTTCCCGTAGAGACGGCGACGAAGGGCGTCTTGGTCCATCTTCAAGGCCCACCCGCCGAGGAACCAATCGAGCTGCTTCCCGAAGTCACGGCAAGCCATGACATGCTGAAGATCGATATCGCCGGTTTTTCTCCAACCGACATGGATATGTCCCCCGGCACAGCGGAGACAAGGGTTATCAGGGTCATGCGGCGGCGGATTGACATCCCCCGTCCATGCGTCGAAGTCAGGCGAGCAGCCGAGTTGCCTCGCTTCGTCCGGGGCCTTATCGAAGACTTTCTTGTCAAAGGTCACGGACGGAACGGCGTCGAGGGTATAACCCTTCGGGAGCATCGCTCCAAGTTGCTCCATGACCTTCTCGATATGGTGGTTCCAGTCCTTGAAATTGTCAACGGGTTCGATGTTGAATTCCGCTGCCATTCCATCGACTTGAACGGCACCGAATTCGACGGCATGAGGGCTTTCCTTCGTCCCCGGAATGAGTCCGGCGGCGGAGACATGGACGCCCTTGGCGTTCTTGACGAATAACTCGGGATCGCAGCCGAAGGTAAAGCCTTCTCTGCCGGGCAACGGAACTGCCACTTCTCGTTCCTTTCTTACTAGTCTTCTGGTGAATGGATCGAAAGCCTTGGCTACCTCATCTAGAGCAGCAATGGCTTCCAAGCTTTGTTCAAATGTCGGCACGGGCCTCTCCTAAGCAAGCTTGTCCATAGTCGAGCTTTCAATCACGACACGGGTCTCGGGGTTTTCAGTCGCCGGGGAATATCCCGAACACTCAGGACAGAGGAAGGTGTCGCACTTCTCGTAGATAGTGACGCCCTTCGTCCCATACGGGACCTTCTTCTGGCACCAATTGCAGCCATGACGAGCGACGGCCTCGAACTTCTCGTAGGGGACATAGCCTGCATAAGGCTTGCCGATATCACCCAAAAGGTGGATAACTGCTATTTTCTTCGGTTCGTTCGGATGGGTCCGCGATCGCTTCCCACCAGAATGCCGGGTCCCCGTGTTCTGGTTCGCTGTAGGGAGAAGTTCGATGTTCGTCGTTTTGCCACTCGGGACCGGGCCAAATCCAATCGGGTATTCTCGCCCGAAAGGGTCGCGGGCCTCCGGCTCAGGCTCCTTCGGAACAGGAGCGGCGAGGGACCTCGCTTTGGGCTTAGGTCGCTTGTCGCTGCCTTTCTTCAGAGCATCGACGTCGAATTTGTAATGGATGTTCTCCGATGTCTGGAAGAAGCGATACGCCTGTTCAGTTCCATCGGCGTCCTTCTCGTGCTCGATATGGAGCTTGTAGCCGTTGACGCTTGACCTCATGGCGGCGTCGATCATCCACCATTCGGAAGCAAAGAACATCTTCTTGAAGCCCTCTTCAAAGGCATACCACATCGGTCGCCATTTGTTTCTGAGCATGTTGAAGGTTCCGTCGTTCATGTCATACCAGACAAGAGACCACGCTCCCTTCTCGAAGGTCTTGCCGTCTTCGAGCATCTTGACCGTCTTGTCGATGCCGAACTTCGCAATAGCCGCCATGAGGGCGTTGCTATCGACGGAGAATGTCTCGCCGAGGGCTTCTTCGAGCTTCCGGAAAGTCCGGTATTCGAGAGTCCCGTTGTGTGCCCCGATGATATGGTCACACATAAACGGATGGGCACTGCTAGACGACTTATCCCCCGAGGTCGCCGCGCGATTATGCCCGATAAAGACCTTCGAGTTGTTGCCGTTGAGGGCCGTCTTGAAACGACCCATGTCGAACAGATCAATGGGATGGCTGTTCGTCTTGGCGAGAAAGGTCTCTCCGGTGTTGCGGATCACGGCCAAACCAGTCGCGTCAGTCCCGCGAATATAATCGAACAGAAGCAGCCTTTGCATGGTAGCTTCGTCTTTATAGGCGAGATCGCCTACGATGCCTACGAGACCGCACATTACTTCGACTCCTTCTTGCTCGCAGCGGGCACCGTGAGCTTCTTCCGTGGGGGCTTAGCCTCTGGCGTATCAGCGAGCTTCGCGGGTGACTTCTCCGGCGGTGTCACGTTGATTGCCGGTGGTATGATAGATGCTTGGATGACTCCTTGCCTTTCAGCTAGGAGCTCTGGCTTGATCCTGCGATGACCTCCTACCCAGTCGATATCGGGGTTGGTGACGACGAGCTGGTCGATTAGCTCTAATGTCCATCGCGCGAAGGCAGAGTAGCCGGAATACTCCGGATGCCCTTGGATACCGATGACGCATGTCTCGGGATAGAAGAACGCCTCGACATCGATCTTGCCTGTAGTGTTGCAGTCAGTGGGATTTCTCCACCGCTGCGTCGACTTACGGGTCGTCGCGATGATCTTCATCCCCTCCGATATATTCGGGATGACAGACTGATGATGGACCGACGAGACATTCTCGATCATGATCTTACCTTGGAGGTCCCACATATTATGGTCCCCGGTATGCCCGTCGATATCTTGGTAGAGCTTGCCGCCGTTCATGACATGGAGAAACTGGGCCCCACGACAGATACCGAGCATCGGGATGCCATTATCAAGGCACCGCATATAAGCGTTGATATCACTGGTGTCTCGTTCGGGATCAATATGCGTCTTGGGGTGAGGGACTTCCCCGTATAGTTGCGGATCGACATCGACACCTCCTGTGAAGATAACGAGATCGGCTTCCATGAGACTGTCTGCCCGCTGGCAGCCTGCTCTGGCGAATAGCTTGGCGAAAGCCGGTTCTTCCCACGACGGACCTTCGACATGGATTGAAAGGCAGAGCGTCGGGAACTTCAGCATGTGGTCCCGCATAAGCGTTACCTTATGCCGTGCCCTCATTGCAATGTCATCCGCCCGGCCTGACTTCGGGGCACCGAGAAGGATGACATTCCTATCTTTGTAATCCCCCGGCTTAAAGTCTAGAGGCTTGGGGACACTGGGGATGTCAATCGTTCCTGCGGGGACAGGCATATTCTTTCCTTTCAGTCTGTCTCGGATTTCAGGCATGACATGCCCTAGATGATCGAGGATGATCTGTGGTGCCACGCCGTCGGGGAGGCCGCGCTTGCCGAGGACTTTCTCCTCGTATTCAAGGGCCTCGGCGTCGAGGGCGTCTTGGATATTCCGTCTGAGGACATCCTGTCCTGCCCGTCTCGCCCGCTCCCACTCCGTCTCCATGACGGGTGAGCCCCGCTCTTCCCCGTCGAATAGGGTGGGCCCGGCATACGCCGCCGATACCTCGTTGCCGTCGATATCGAATATCTCCCCTGTCACGGGGTCGAATGAACCGACAGTGACCTTTGAAGACGGTGCCTTCTTCGCGGCCTTGCGACGGGAGTTACCGGCCTTGCCCATTGATCTTCTCCTCTTTGTATTCGATGACTTCTCGTTCGGCGACTCTCATGAGGAGTTGTCGAGCCTCTTGCGGTCTGTCCCACCAGATTGCGTATTTCGCGCTCTCTAGTATCCAGACTGATGCTTTCTTGCGGGACATGACATCTCCTGAAAGGGAATTGGCCAGCACTGGCCAAGGTTAGATAGGGGGAAGGGCTTCTCGAAAAGAGCCTGCTCTCCCCCCTACCCCGGTGCCGAGTGCTAATCGGCGGAGCCGTCCCCCACAAAGAGCAGGGCTACGGCATACTGCATCTGCAACGACCTCTGCGTTTCCCTTTCCCAACCTTGTCGTTCCGGGCGGCGGATTAGGCCGTCATGTGTGGAAGACGCTGGCCCACTCTCGTTGAGTGAGTTAAGGGGCGCGGGGCGTAATAGGCTGGATGACTTACGGTGGGTGTCGGATCGGGGCCCGACATTAAGGTTCTTCCTTACCGCCCACCGACATTGCCAGACACTACCGTTGGACACCGAATGACGGTCCAGAGGCGAGGGGAGTTGAACCCCTTCTTAAACGACCATGACAGATGCAATGCTATTGGAATTCCTCAGCCAATCTTTCTCGGCTGAATACCCGTCTCGTCTCACGGATGAACTCTCTGTCCTCTCTCGGTATATGGAGAGGAGTCAATGACAGACTTTCCGTGAACCTACGCTTAACGACACAATAGTCACAGGGGCAATGACGCCACGCCCTCTTGGCATGGACTGCCTTAGCCCTGTTGAACAGAGCCAAGACAATCCCGCCTTGAACGCGGGCTTCTACTTTAGCCCGGAGCGAAGCGACGGTCATTCGTCGTCGCCCTTGTCACCCCCCTTGCCGCCCTTCTGCTGAAGTATTTTGGCGAGCTCGGAAGTATCGCCGTCGAGGGCCTTGTCGATCGACGCCGTGAGCTTGGCGATACCGTCGGCGTGTTTGTTCTTCTCCTCGAACCGAGCCTTCGAGAAGACAGCCGGTGCCGCCGCGCCGTCCGCCGTAAACGTCTCGACATCGGGACGTTCAAAGCGACGGCTCTGCTTGTCCATTTCTTCGAGACGGGCGAGACCCTGCGTAATGATCTCGACCCGACGACTGATTTCCTTCTCGGCGAGGAGATCGACGATCCGATCCTCGACGACAGGAGCGACAGAAGTCAGACGCTCGGCAACCTTTTCATTGATATTCATCTTCACTCTCCTTGTTGAACTCAACCGACGAATACATTCGGCTCCCATCCATAGTGACGGGCGATGTATTCAACCTCCGCGCGAGGAATTGTTTGACAGCCGATGGTCACGGAATTTTTGTCAATTGAGACCGTTCTGTTATTATAACCCGATCCGTCTGCCTTGATGCTGAAGGTAAAACCTGCTGGCCCACCAGACCAATGCCGCGACGCCCGTTTCCAGACTGCTTCTGCTGTTTTCTTACCAACTGTGTGTCCCCCCCGCCTTACTCTCATGGCTCCACAGTTAATGTTGCCTCCTGAGTTTTCAAACTTAGCGGCCCAAGAATAGTTCGGGCCAATGCCGTTGATCTTTTCCAAGATCGGATTGACCGCCTTGATTGCCGCCCGCTCGACATCATTGAGTATGATGCCGTTGAATTCAAGCCGCCGTTCGACGTCATGTCCTGCCAGAAGTCCTTCACGAATGGCCTTCTTATCCGTCATCTGGGCGAAGTCAGTGAACTCGATAGGAAGACCCGCCGCCTCGGCTAGGAGTTTCGTCTTGGCCTCGTCACCGAGTGCTATGAATGACACCGAGTTGATAAGACAGACAGACGAAAGACGACGGATGACCTTGGAAGGGACGGCGGCTTTGACTTTCGGGGTTGTTTTCTTGGCAGTCACGGCGAATTCTCCTGTGAAACTGTGGGGGCATTGCACCCCCTCGGTGGTTCGCTCGCCGATAACGAAGAAAGGCTCGCTGCAATTCGGGTTACCACTAACCTAGTAGGGCGCGACCCTACATGCCGCGTCAAGCCGTTGCTGGCGGGGAAGGAACGGCTGCGCTGGTGGGTGTCCCGGTAGCCTTGAGAGTAGCTGTCGCCTTGGCGATCAGACCCTTGGCTTCCTCGCGGGCTGCCTTGGCCTGCGGCGGGAATGACGAACGGAGCCCTGCCATAATCACAGGGACTTCGGCTGCAACGAGTTCGGCCTCGGTCATGAACTTCGCCGGGCCGAGTGCCTCCCACGCCTTCTTGTGGGCGGCGCGTTGCTTCTCGGTGATCTCCGGCGTCAGGCCGACAGTCTCCCACGCCTCGGGCATGACCGACGGGAGGTCAGTCCATTCCTTCGGCGGAGTGAACGGGTCGGTGATGAAGCCCGTCCCGATGTTCCGGAACATCCCAAAAACATAGTTCGGAGCATTGTCACCGGGGGTGTCGGAGAGACCCGCCCCGCCATAGACGGAATTCGATACCGTCCGAATGAACTCGAAGCCGTTCTCTTTGAGAAGGGCTAGCCACCGCTTGCCGTGGGTGGTGTTGAGCTGGTTCTTCGTCAGAATGGCGAAGAAGGCGTGGTTCGGCATATCCCGGCTGCTGAATGTCCCGATGCGGAGACGCTGCCGAAAGATGTCGGCGTTCGTCGGACCGGCGAAGATCAATTCGCCTGCGTCGTTCGTCATCGGTGAGCCGCCGTCCCCCTCGACGATCTGGATCGACGCCTTGGCATCGGGGTCGCAGTGGAAATTCTGGATGATGCAGGCGGCGCAGCATCCCCAGTAGGCCGTCGGGATAGTCCCGCCGAAACGATTGAACTCGATGCCGAGGTTACGGTTATTCATGGGTGTTCTCCTTATGCCTTGTTCACCGGAGCTTTCTTCTTGACCTCTTCATAGGTCTTCGGAACGGGTTTCGTCTTGCTGGTAACGATCTTGTGGTAGACCGTGCACTTGTTGCCGGAGTTGCTGTTGTAGAACGTCGTCACCGGAGTGAAGCCCCGCTCTTCGAGAATAGGGCCCCAAACTGCAACTTGGTTGCAACAAGGACAAGAAGCCGTCGCCAAAACCGCCTCAAGAAGGCCGCCAGACCTCTTCTTAATGGCGAAATTAATCAGTCGATCAAGACGTTGGATATAGGTCTCACGCGGAGCCTCGTCTAGAAAGAATTCCTTCCCCATGCAGGGGAGTGTTCCGTCGGTGACACTATTTATCATTCCACGGACATCTGGAACGGGGTTCGTATCATGGTTGGGATCGACATTGCCTGTCGGATTGATGCCAAAACCCTCGATGATTTTGATGCCGCAGCATTTGCCGCCGTGATGATAAAGACGCATTTCTTCCTCCGATTAACGAATGACGCCCCGGTGGGCCATTTCGACAACCTTGTCGCTGTTTTTCCAGTCCCCGGAGGGAATGAGCTGTTCTGGATGCACCGGAGGGTTGTAGGTATAGACCCAAGCCTCGCGGCCTCGCTCCGTCGTGACCTTCATCCGGTCATATAGCGTGGGATAACCCTCGTAGTGATCCAGCAAAACCATGATAGATGCATCTCGAATGCGAAATGTCTCACCCCTGACGACTGGCTTAGACCCGTCGAAGCCGACTAGCCCGTCGGGTATCTTCACCCCCGGAAATGCCCCGAGATGGTAGAGCGAACCATTAATCGCATCAGGACTGATGAAGTCGACACAGAATTGATGGGAATGCTTCGACAGATCGGCCCTCTCGCCTTTCCGGAGCGTCCCATAGACGAATACCATGTCGTTCTTCATCACGCTCTCCAATCTTGGCCAGCACTGGCCAATGTCTGTTCTCACTATGTTCCCTGTTTGTTCCCCTTTTGTTCTGTTTTAACCGAACACCTCCTCGGCTTCTCGTCCAAGGTGAAAATAATCTGGTCCTAGACAAAGGCATTTCGCCTTAGGAAGGCTCTCGGCATACCGATTGATCTCGGATTGATTAGTCGAGAGAATTCTCTGCTCCTCGTGGAGCCTCACCCGAGCCCCGACTTGGTTGCCATACGGATGCCAGATACCGTATGCCCCCCACGATGCCTCGCCCTTGGTGTCAATGCCGACGGCTTCATCAAGGATATCGAGGGCGTCATGAAGTGGAGTCCATGACTTCGGCTCTGTCCCGAGTATCTGCCACCCCTTCCCGATAATAGGAAGACCGTTGGCAACGAGGAGCTTGTTGATCCTATCGAAAATCATGAGACATGACCTTTCACGAGCGTCACCCAGAAGCGGCGATTGAAGAGAACGGCAGGAAATCCATCGGGGACTATATGATACCACCGATACCCCGATAGGTGGAACAAATCCCCGTAGGCAGGCTCGATTGCCCTGACGATATTCCGTCCGCAAAACGATCTACCGTAGAAAAGAGCAAGCCTTTCACCTAGGTATTCAAACGACGAAAGGTAGAGATAGTCCTTGTATCGCCCGAGTGTATCGGCCGCCCCCCAGATAACAAAGACAATCCCTGCCAATGTAAATGGTGTCAGGACGACACCGAATAGCATCAGCGACAGCGGAGGCCATAGAGCCTTGAGCATTTCCATAAATCCCCCTTTAAGAACAACAAGTTAGGCCACCGGCGTCCCCGTAGTCAATGGGCTTGGCGCGCTTCCGGCGCGGCCTTGGCGTATGCTCATTGGCCGTGAAACCCAACCCTATGTGGTCATCCTTGGCGACTAGTCTACCATTGCCGTCGCGGCGCATGTTCAGGAGTTCTTCGGCGAGGTTCCACCGGGCCTCATTCGCCTCCATATCGGCGAGGGCACGCCTTGCAGTCACTTCGGCGGTCTCTAAGACGTCTCGATACTCCCAATACTTCGTGAGTATGGTAAATGCATATTTCGGATCAATAGCAATTCCATTGATAAATAGGCTTTTGCCATTGACGCTAGGATAATATGTAGAATAATCACACAATACCCTTTTGTATTCAATCTCCATCTCGACGGTAAGAGCTTTGATGAAGCCTTTGCTACCTCGCTTGCCGCGATCTAGCTTGTATTCTTTGATGACGGAGTTTTTATTCTCCCGATCAAGAAGCGGAGGCTTGGCGACTTTTAACGGACGCTCGCCATAGCCGACAGTCCATGCGGGAAGATCGGTGACGAATGACTCTAGGACATTGGCTACTATGAGCTGGTCGGGTGTCGTGACCTCTGCGAGCGGTGTTTTTGGCGTGATAGATGTGCTAAATAACCGCGCGAACATCAGACCCTCCGAATATGAGTTGGTTCTTGGATACACGAAATCATCGGAGGACAAAAAAATGCCCCCCGACGAAGCGGGGAAATGTCAGTTGGAATTGGAAACTAGGAGACTCACTTGCCCCACCCCTGAGGCTCGACTAGACTTAGGTTACTGTTACAGTTTACTTACGCGTATCGACTGAGGAATAGTTAGGACGAAGAATAGTCCGTCCGCTGCCCTCGGTATTATCATTGAAAGTATGACCGAGGAGAGTTATCCTCGTTATACTCTCGATCTTGAAAGTCTTGACAATGACTTCATTGCCAAGACTAAGCCCTTGGTTCGTCCGCCGTGGTCTGATACCAACGGCAGCGGGGTCGATCTCGGTCGCCCCGATGTAATACTTACTCTCGCCGTGTTCCATCACGACAGTCTGTAGATAATACCGACCGGCGTGTTCGATGATAGGCGAGTCATCGACTCGAATGCCCCACGGAAGGTCACTCAAGACGAAGTTATCGGGGTTCTTGCCTGCTTCCATAAGCCGACGCCGAACCATGTTCTCGTAACCAGAAGACTTCTTGTTCGTGAATAGCATGACCCTCTCACCCGTTGTGATACAGATGATACCGGGCTTCGGCTCAGTCCTGCTGTCTAACGACGCAAAAGTGCAGCCGGAGATTGCTTTCAGGAGTTCAAAGACTTCATCGAGAACCATAGATATGCTAACCTTTTTTCTTTCCCTTGCGAGACATCATATCCCGCATCTTCTGCGCCTTCTCGGCCTCCCGCCGGGCGAGTTTAGCAGCAGATTTAGTCTTGTAGTGTGGCCGACCGATAATAGGTTTGCCATAGTAAGACCGAAAGAGCCGACGGGCAGCTTGAGTTTGTGCGACTGACATATCCCCTCCTATCCAAACAGAGTCAGCAACCAAAGAGAGTCCGGTTGAACCAACAATGGCGAAGCTAGGACATGACGGATGCCAATCGCGGCTAGGCGAGGCGTCACAGTCTGATAGGGTTTATATGCCTTGAACCGTGTCATGGACAACACCGACCGCAACCCCGACAAGCGCGAGGGCGTCCTTTGTCATCGACACACTGAGACCGTTGATAATGCGGCTTGGATGAAACCAATGTCGTCGCACCGTCATGCTGACGAATTGCCTTGTTCATCTTGGATAGGGCGTTGGCAGTCCTGAGCCTGATATCGGCTTCCCGTTCAACCCTCGGGGGATCGACGAAAACCGAATGGCTCGAAGGACGCTTCGTATTGAAGAACCAATCGAAGTCGGGGTCCTCGGTATCTGGATTGCGCCCGAAGTCTTTTATTCCCTCGCGGCCAGAGACCCAAGGGTCGCCGCGTCGGGCAAAGACTGTAGCACAAGTCACTAACCGGGGTTTCATGGCGGTCTTTCAAAACGGGGAGGGTAAGGCGAGCGCAATGCCCTCCCCTTGGCTTTTGATGAGTCGATCGAAGTCGATATGCAGTTGGCTAAGCCTTTTTCATCTCGTCCTCCTCTTGTTCTTCACGCGCTCCGCCCATCTCGACGGAGTATTCAGAGTGAGGATGATGCTTCAAGAGGTCATCCTCCGATGGATGTTCACAGTCGAATAGCTCCCCGGTTTCGCCGTCTGCTACTAACCAGCACCCGAGGATATCCGAGCGCCAGTGGGCAGTCGGCTTCATGGCTATTTCCCTTTGCGCTTAGGGGGATAAGTCCCCTTCAGTGCGGCTTCAGTGTATATCCGCCGCATCACGGCATAAGACAGCTTCGGCACAGTCATTTCCTCCAAGCCTTAGAGTGTGACTGCCAGTGGAATACAGTCACAGTCAAAAACTTGGCAAGCACTGGCCAAATGAGAACGAAACGAGAACGACATTAGATAGACGCACGAAATCCCCTCTAAGGACCCCAAATGAGGCTCTTAGAGGGGTTCCAAGGGGTTCACCCCTAGCTAGTTTCGGCGTGACCGCCTGCCCTAGTTTCAGGATGAACCCCAACCGTTGCCGGATTAGGCCGCAGCCTGCGCCGGTGCTTCCTCGACGGGCCGAAGGGCGATAATCTGCCCGGCGGCTTCGCCGACGATATTCATGACATCACGGAGGCCGACATAGGCCGCGACGAGGGCCGGGCTGTCAGCCCAGACTTGCGCCGCTCCGGTCTCGCCGAGCTTCGCCGCAATCTTGGCGATTTTCGACGGGTCGAAGGCCGTATCAATCGTGACATTGCCCGACCGTTTGATATCGGCGAGCTTGTCATAGGCCGTCCAGATGGAGAGGGTCGAATTATCGACCGCCGCCATGACTTCCTGAACCTTGTCGGAATTCAGGCCCTCGAAGAAACGCCCGCCGTCACCGCCAGTCAGAAATTCGACTGCCGCAACGGCACGAACGACGCGCTTCCGGATGACTTCACCGGGTCCCATTGGGGTCTTGCCCGGCGAACCGTCATTCTTCGGCTTGTAACCGAAGATATCGCCCAAAGCGCCTGAAACCTCGTCGGCACTGATGAGGCCGGAGGTCCGGGCCTGATAGAGCAACCGGGCGGCGTTGTCGGCGGCTTCGGTCGCTTCGGCGTTGTTGCCGTCACCCGTAGCAAAGAGGTCCTTTGCATGGGCAAGAGCCTGCCGAGCCGTTCCCATTAACTGAGCCTTGCGGCTCAAATCAACGGACTGCGCCCGACCGACGATATCGAGGACATTGTTGGCGCGGATTGGGCTAACTTGCCCCTGCGCTTCGCTGTCCTGCGAGCCTGCGGCTGCGGTTGTTTCCATCTGCGGCTGCGGCTGATTTCCTTGCTTTTTCATTGTCTTGTCCTTCCAGTCAGGCTTGGCCAGCACTGGCCAAACGGGAAGGGTTGCGAACGGTTGGCTCAATGAGCGGTTGCGAACGCCTGCCTCCCCGCAAGGCACGGACTGCCAAGCGGACTGTTGGTTGGGGTTCACGATATCAAAGAGCGGGGACTGCCTCCCGGCGTTCCCATATCTGGCCAGCACTGGCCAAACCCGACCGTCACCAAGCAGGGCTCGGGTCAGACTGCCAGTATAGGGGAGCCAACCTTAACCTAACATGAACAGATTTGGAAATCGACATAACCCATGTTATTGCTTCATGTTAAGATGTAATGTTATATCATGCTAGATGCTATTGCGACTCATTATCAATAAGGACTGCTACTGCCTCTCATTAGCTGGCTGGCCAGCACTGGCCAAGGCGAAACGGGACCTCCCGAGGGGCGGGGGGGGAGGGTCGAACGCGAGACTAGTGGCGGACTGTCTAGGGAGCTCACACCACTAACGAAAAATTTCAAATTTGCAAAATCAAATTACAAAAACGATTTTAAGGCACCTTAGAAACGAAA